TCTGCTTAGAAGGCAGATGCTCTATCCAGCTGAGCTATCGGTCCTCAGTTCTAGAAGTTTTCTGCCAAGATCTTATCTATATCTTCTCTTGACTGCCAACCTCTTACATCATCATCTCCTTCAACAAGGACCTCAAAGCTTGCAGCATCGGATACTCTCTCACATTCAGCTCTGTTACCAGCTCTTGATGAACTGTACATACCCTCTCCGCATACTATTGATATACGTTTACCACCTTTGCTTTTTAATCCTCTAACTTGAGTCATAATAGCACCTTTAACATGAGGGTGATCTAGAAATATTAAATTATCAAATGTAATCATAACTTTTATTATTCAGCTGTTAATACGTAATCTCTATATTGCCATTTAAGAACATCAATATTGCTCATTCTTACTTTCTCATAGACTCTAGGAGTTTCTCCATAAGTACTAATCTCAATGTCAGCAGACTTACCAGAAGAAGTTTTAGAAATAATCTTAGCAGAAGTAATACCTCTCAAAGTCCAGTCCCATCTAAGATCAATAGAACCTTTTTTATCTTTGTCAAATACTAACCCTTCTCCTTCTAGCTTAGATTTAGCTTCATCTAAGTAAGTTTGATTTTTCTCATCTTTTAACTTTTGAATATCAGCTTCGGCTGACCACTTAGCTTTTTGTGCAGCACTATATTCTTCAGCAAATGATTCTTTATAGTCGTTGAACTTAGCAATGATATCATCACCGTGATCCAAAAGTACTTTAGCAACTTCACCAGCAGTATACAATCTTTCTAATTCCCACTGAGAGTTATCGTTAGTAGAATACATGCTAGTTTCGATATTAGTAAACTCTCCAGTCTTCCAATCATCTCTAAATCTAAGAGTAATCATCTCTTTGTCATAATTGTACTCCTTATGAGGACGTTTAACTACAAAAGTAGTACCGTAATCATGGTGAAAGTATACATCATCTAGAGTAAACTCTCCTCCGAAATATTCTTGAATAATTTCAAAGTATTGAGCATCTCTCTTTTTTTCTACTTCAACGTAAGTTTTAGTAATTTCTTTGAGCTCTTGGCTCTTCGTTTCGATAATTTGATCTAAGATCTCTGTTTTTGTCATAACCTTTATTTTTAACCTTTTAACTATACCTTAATATACGAAGAATATATCAGGATTCCAACTAGTAACCTAATTATTTTTTAGGTTTTCCCATCATTACTTTACGATGTTTCTCTCCTCCAATCACTCTATCATAAGAACCATCTCCGTGCCAAATGATTTCTTTTCCTTTGAGAGCAGCTTTTACTATTTCTTCATCATCAACTATATCTACTCCTTTTGCTTTAAGTATATCTAAAATCTTTCCGGAAACTTCTATATAATGTCCATTTTTTTTCAAGCTGTTAGCAGTATGGTTAACTGCTGCTGATTTAGCTTTACTTCCTCCGTCGTGACCCATTGCAACATGCTTTGTTCCTCCTGATCTTTTTTTAGTTACAGCAACAGCATCTGGTTCTGGATCTTGATCTACGTCAATGACTGCAAACATATCTCCTACTTCAGGACCAATATCTTCTGGTTTGTTGACATTTGGATGACCTCCAATAGGTTTATAAGCTGTAGAAATCAAATTATATATCATTTCTTTAGCTTTCACTAATTCATCTGGGGTAAGAGGTCTCCATACATCTTTTTTGAATGCAGGTTCTATATCTCTTTCTAGTATAATATCAACTAACTTCATTAAGAATTACTTTATTATAAATATCCCTAAAAACAGTAAGAGAAGTTCTATGTCCCATTCCTTCTATCTCAGTCCAGCTATTTGCTAAGTCTTTATAAACTCTAGTAGCTTTAGGGTCAATAACATCATCTTCAGTACCTACAACAAAGTTTCTTTTCCAGTTCGTCTCTCCGTAAGTAACTCCTTCCGGTTCTATCGTTCTACTATGCAGTGCAGGATTAAAGAGCAGTACCTCTGTATCTAAATGACTACCCAAAGCATCAGCAAAATAACCACCCATACTACTACCGATAATTAAATCAGGTTTATCTACCTTAGCAGCTTCTAACAAACTTTTAAACATTTTAGGATTAGTATAAACCATCCTCGGAGCGAAGACTCTATCAGCAACACTGTGCAGAAAGTCAACTTTCGGACCACCGACAGAAGACTCAAGACCATGTAAATACCAAATGTTCATACCGTAACCTTTTATACCTAAATATATGAAAAATTATTCGGGTTACCAACTTATTTCATGAAAGCTTGAACCCCTAAAATAGCAAAGCAAAGTAGTAATTGTATAGCTATTTTCATTGTAAATGGCTCTTTGAAGTAAATTTGAATAAGAGCTGCATAAACTACTATACCAATAGCAAAACCTATAAACCTTCCTGCCCATATACTTCCTCCGTAACCGGCAACATTATACTTTGTTGCAAGAATAAAGACATAAGTTAAAGGAATTGATAAAGCATACATTCCCCACCAAGTCTCATCTAGCTTAGGGTATTTAAATTGTAAGTTATGCTGAAACCAAGCTCCAATCTGAGCTATAAACGTAACTAGTGCACCTAGTAATATATAATACCAATTTAAATCTTTCATTATCCGAATATTTCGACTCTAATATCTTTAGTCATTTCAAAACCTCTCTCTGTAAGATGTCTTCTACCTTCTTCAATCATTCTATTCCAGCCACAGAAGTACACTAGAGGCTTTACATCCATATTATCTATAAGTTTTAGATAATGTTCATGTACATAACCGGATGCAATTCCAGGTTTATTCTCTCTACTCAAAGTAGGAATATATTCAAAATTAGGAATACCTTCTTGAATTCTCTCAAACTCATCTTTGTAGAGTAGTTCTTTTTCAGTTCTAGTTCCAAAGAATAATTTAATATCGTGGAACTGTATATTTCTTTCTGCTAGCCATCCTGCCATAGAACGGAATGGGGATACACCTGAACCAGTACTCACCATAAAGATAGGTCTAGTTTCTACTTCTTGAGTTAAAGTAAATATTCCCATCGGGCCTCTATATAGAAATTCGGTACCTACTGTAGCTTCATGGAACAAATGATTGGACATAAGTCCTCCAGGTAGCTCTGTTATAATAAGTTCAAATTTATTAGAACCGTTAGGCCAAGAAGCAATAGAATAGTTACGAGCAAAGGCTCCTTCTTCTCCTGGTTTAGCTACTAACTGAACTAACTGTCCTGGAAGATATTTAAGTTCCTGTAATGGATCTTCGAATATAAATCTCCAGTTCCTATCTGTCTCTTTTATTATGTCTACTAGTACACAAACGTTCATTAAAACAACCCTTTAAAAAATGTTATTAAAAATATCGAAAATGAGATAGGCCAACAAAATATATTAAACACCCTTTCTCTATTTGTCCAGCCTTCAGCTGCCTCTGGTAAGTTATGCTTAGTAGTGTAGTATTCTAACCATAAACACCATACTAGTCCAATTAGTATATATTCTATCATATTATTTTGGATTAGGTACAAGTCTAAAAGTACATGCTGGTTTACCATTTATAATAGGCATACCAAACTCATCTGTTTCTATTGACTTAACCTTTACTCTTTTATTTTTAAAGCGGCCTACCATAATAGTATCGCCAACTTCTACGTTAATTTTTATCATCTTACCTTATATAAGTTACTACCCCAGCCAGTTCTTCTATCCATAGCTGCGATAGTTCTAGCTGACTCTGGGTCTTTTATTATTTCAGTTTCACAGTAAGTAGTCTTTCCGGAAATAATATTCCTAACATACCATCTAGAGGTATCAGAACACTTAACACAAACTTTAGTATCAGGCAATGCCTTTATTCTTAGAGGATTGATTTCCTCTGTACATTTACAACACTTTACCATTCTATTAATATATGAATAATTTATGTAGTTTGCAACTCAGAGCTGACTTCTTTGATATGCTTACATTTTTTATGTCCAATATATCCCCAGCAGTCACAGCTTAAGTTACCATGTTTATTATACCTTACAGTATATTCTTTATTACTAGAAGCAGAAGTAAATTTCCAACTCTTCTCTTCTACAAATAATTCTTCGAAAGGTTTCTTTTCAACTACTAAATCATCATGAGTAGTTTTTGGATGAACCTCCATGTAAGATGGAGTATGAATCTTCTTTCCATCTCTCATTATAAACCCTCCTTTACCTACATTAGAGTAAGGAACTTTATATGTATGACGAGTTACAAATAAACCATTTGCTTTTATAGCGTTCAAGCTTAATGCTCCATCACTGTATACTATCTCACCGTCTACATTCCAAAGTGCCATATATTATTTATTAGGGTTAGTACAATCTTTTTTGTGCTGAAACCATCCACCACATTTACATTTAATATAGTGAACAGTAGCTAGAACTGCAGGAGACCCGGCCATCAAGGTTATGACATTTGGGTGCCAGTGGTCTCCGCAAAGTCCTATTAAGTGTTTGAAAAATTCTATCATATTACTTTTCTATCTTTATATTCGTTAATTACTTTGGCAATGTCATCAAGAGTTTGCCATCCTTCTTGTACTAGTATCTTTAAAGAACTCTTACTCCTAACTATAAATTCAAATGCTATAACTTCGTCAGGATCAGTTACAGCTTGTTTATCTTTTATGCCGCCAGGGGTACTAAAAAAGCCTGGTCCTGCTGCTATTCTATAATCATGATCCTTAGTTTCATAAGTACCTAACAGAGCAGTAGGAATATTAGGATGAGTACTGAATTTAAATTTAGCTAGAACAGACATATTAAAATGGTAAGGGTTTATCTTTTTCAGACTTACTAATAGGTTCTGAATGATCTTCTAGCTTCCTGTAGTTAAAAGAAGCAAAAGGTTGCTCACCTATCTCTGTTACATCAGCACCAATCTTTTTAGCTGATCTATGAGCCTTATACCTAGCACTATAATCATCTTTAGCATAGACATATACGTCCATAGTCACTACATATCTTTTATCCTTACTCATACGTAATTATATTTAAATTCTTCTCTCATAAATTCTAGTAAAGTTCTACTGAAATCAGCTTCATAGTCTCCTACTTCATTCCAAGAGAAGATAAAAGATTCAGCTATCTCTTCGATACAAGTACTATCCAACGTAGGGACTTTTTCCTTATTAAGTTGCATAAGCGAAATCGTATCTAATATTTCGCCAACGACATATTCTTTAGATAAATATCTCATATTAACTTAACATTTTTATTGGTTCATTACCAGGCATACTAATTCTGATACCCCAGTTGGTACTACCAGAATGAACTATATATTTATCTCCTTGTACATCAACAAGTTTAGCTTTACTCCATTTAGTTTTACCACTAAGGGAGATACCTTCCATCAAGAACTCTTGACCGATATTTGCGTTTTTTAAAATCATAACCTTTATTACTTTAATATTATACCTTAATATAAGAAGAATATATCAGGATTCCAACTACTAACTAAGTTATTTTTAAGCTAAAATAACAAATTTTTCAGTTGAATCCATATTGATAAGGTTTCTGAGAGTACGTCTACCGTTTGGTCTTTTGGTAATACGTTCGTAGATGTATCCGTCTAGAGAGATATGAAATCCGTCGATGATCATATCGGCGATTCTAGAGGTCATTCTTGCTTTTGGAAAATAGTAGTATTTCGTCATTTGTATCATATTTTATTTAATACAATATAAGAAATATTAATCAGAAAAGCAAGTTAAATAAGTACTTTTTCTTTGAACTTAAGTTTAGTATTTCCTGCTAGCACTATTCTCCAATTAGTAGAATTTGGATTTAATTGAGGTTTGTGCCATAAGGTACCTGGGAAGATATATAGTGAATCTATTTCTGGGAATATCTTCATTGCATCATCATCAGATGAAGTAGGTGAAAAGAATAATTTACCTTCATCCCCAACACAATTATCAGGAACATCTAAGTAATATGTCCATGTATAATCTGCGGACATTGGTTCTGATGGATGAAAACTTATATGGTTATGATAGTTTGAATCTTTATTTTGTGGAGTACTTATAAATACCCATGAGTGAGTAAATGTTTGAACAGCTTTTCTTGGTTGTAGTTTATTATGATACTCTAAAACTTTCTGACCAAAATGCTTATCTAATCCACGTATTGATTCAGCATCAGAGAAACCAAGTTGTATCTGTATGCCAGGACCTCCAATTTTTTTATTTGCATCTAATCCTAAGTTTTTAAGATGCTGTTTATTATCTAAATGTCCAGGACGAAAAAAACCTACATATTCCAGTAGGTCTTTTCTGAGTTGTTCTTTATTTTGTAATAACATAGGTACCTTGTGTACCTTATACTTTGCATAAGTAAAGTCAATTTCCATAAAACCTTTTGTTGTATTATATTATAGGTGCACTTCTTTGATAGCGTTAACTATTTTCTGGAATGCAGCTTTGATTGCTACTTGATCATCTGCAGAAGCCTTAGCTACCTGCATTTGGATTTCTCCTTGATTGAATTCTTTTTCTTTATTATTTTCCATTATATTATTATTAAATAGTTAATTTTATTTATTATTTCCACATCCAGAAGAGTTGTAATAATATCCACCTGCAGAACAGTAAGCAGTAACAGGTACACAACTACCTCCACTTGGGCAAGCACCGTAAGCACTCTCTATACATTGGCCTTGGTTTGATAAGTAACCATAGCATACATAACATACACAATTGTCAATGTTGTTATGGACTGCAAATATAGTTTCTCCATCAGACCCTTTAACTCCAATGACATCTTCTTCTTCAATATCTAAATTACCAGAACGCCCAATCACGTATTTAACTTTTAAGTCAGTAATTGTGATATTATCTTGTATTGTGTTTCCGTCTCCGTCTTTTTTGACTCCTGTTATAACATCTCCTACATTAAGTTGGAAATATTTTTTAAATTTGACTGAGTCTCCATCTACTGTTAGAATTAAGGCTGTGTCTCCTAAAATTAACCAATCAGCTCCGTCATTGTAGTAAACTACATTAACAAAGTTATAAGCATCTTCAGATAGCTTATCAACATCTACAACGTTTCCTGTAGTTAAGTTACCGACAGGTCCACTAGCGTCATAACTACCTGACCAACTTTGCCAGTAAAACTCTTGTTCGTTATCAGATAATCCTGCTACATCAATAGCACTTACTACATCGTTAACTTGAATTGAGTCAAACTCTACATCAGCTCCTGTGTCTGAAATTAAAGGAGTGTTCCATAGAAACTTTCCAGGCTTGATATTAAAAGCGTTAGTCTTTTGAACGTAAGCTGGTCTATCCCATGGCTGTAGCCAGTCACCTAAAATGTCTGGTTGCTCTGGTAATGCTAATCTGTTACCAACTGAGTAAGGAGTAAAGAAGTCTAATACTTCTAATTGTCCTCCAGCTAAAGCTCCTACCATTCTATATGTTTTAGCTCTACCATTAACTAAATCGTTAGGATTGTAAACATACTCTTGTAAGATTAAATCACCAGTTAATGACTCTTTTAAAGCTTGCATTTGTTCTGCTGAAGTTACTTTAACTAATTTAGGATAGTTAAGGTAGTCTGAATGTATAGTTGATTCTCCTAATTTAATTATATAGTTAGGATGTACTCCATTATCTCTTAAACTATCATTATCGATAGTATCTAATACAGGCTCTAAACCTATCATTTCTCCGTAGGTCTGTCCTTCAGAACCAGAAGGAGCAATGAATGAGTTAGGAATGCTAAGTGCATTATCTCCAACACAGTAAGTGTTTACAAACTCCAAGAAAGCCAATGATGAAGCTGCGTATGTTGAATCAATTAATGCTGTACTATCGAATGCATTTCTAAAAATTAAAGTATCATCTGCATCCTCTATATAAGGAACTGTAGTGGCATGAGGTTGTACTACATTAAAATTAGATGCAATACTAGAAGAAGCTTCAGAATAGATAACTTCTAATGCTCTTGGTCCATAGTCTGTTGTAGCATCTTGACCTTCTCCAGCTTCTAAGTCATAAACAGTCCCAGGTTCATGAGGAACATTTCCCCAACCTGTACCTCCGATATATTCGAAAGAGGTAATATTATTATTTGAAATGAAATCTGATACTTTTGATGAGTCCAGATATAAACTTTGAGATACTGGATGGAGATCTACGTTAGTATTAAGCTCTAATGGCTTAAACGTACCATCAATGTCTTTTACAAAGTCGATTGCGATTACTGTGGCTTTCATATTTTATTAATTAGATAATAGATTTACTAGTTTTTACTTTATTTAAATCGTAATGTTTCTTATCCACTTCCTCCCATTTATGAAGAGGGCATGGGTTAAATTCATCAGTATATATTTTTTTCTTTACAGGACATCCGCATCCTTTGCATACGCCCAACATTGAAAATTTTTCACATCCAATGCAAACCTCCAGTCTAGCTTTCGCTAAAACTTCTTGTTTGTCACTTGGGTTAAAAGAAATAGCCCAAGCTTTTAAAATCGTCTTTAGGTTCATTCTTTTATATAAATAGCATGTTATTATAATTACAAGATATCAAATTAATGTCTCTGGCTTTTTATATCCTAACTGTCCTCCATACGTTACTTTGAACTCTTTTGTACTATAAAAAGGTGTTGCTCCTCTTAATAAATATGGAGGGAAAATACATAAACAACCTTCATATAAACTACTAGTAGGTAATTCATAGATTTGAGACCTGAGTCTTGGTATCCAATTAGGGTCCGGATTAGAATGGTGTTGAGTTTCTTTCTCTGCTCCTGATATAAAGTAATCAGAACCTACATGGTACTTACCAGCGTTTGGATTCGGCATACAGTTCTGCTCTGTACTTCTAGTATAGGGTACTCTACCAAAGTATTTAAAGTTAAATAACTCTTCTCCCATATGTGGATGTTCAAATTCAAATCTTTGTTGTAGTGTTACGAATCCTGAGTTAGTCCCATGATTAAAAGGACTATTCAAATTAGTATTCGTTTCTAACTTACCTAAATCGATTCCCTTTATATTAGTATAGTGATATTCTCTAACTTCAGTTTCATATTTAATTAGTGTTTGTTTTATGAAATCAATAAATTCATCTGAGTAATTTATCTTAAAGGCTTTGTTAATTTGGGAGTAGTATAAGCCATCATCTAAAATAGGGTTAGCATACATATCATATAAGAGCATATCAGTTTTACTTCTCATCTCTTCTTGTATGCTTTCCGGAACTCTCTCTACTATAATGTAGTAATGTTTTTCTGCTAATGGAAAAAATCCAGTACGATAACCCATGTATTTTTTATATAAATATTACGTATACAGGGAAGGGGCCTCGGGGGCCCCTAACATTTAACCTGTATGTTAAATTAACGCAGTGGCTAATTTAAACAACTCCTTATTTACTTTAATATCCTTTTCAAAGGAAGCAATCTTTCTAACCTTTCTAACCTTAGCTCCTGTTAAAGCAGCATGAAAGTCTCCTTGAGTAATCTTTTCTTGTATAACATTAAATACTTTCCAAAGATCATCTCCTTCATCTTCCTTACGTTTAGGATCTAAAATATCGATAATAGTCTCATCATCGTAGTTAAACTTCTTAGCTTTTTCTGAACCTGGTTCAATACCTGCTCTAACTAACATAGCGTCTAAAGCTAATTTATTCTTCTCTTCTTGAGTTAAGATTTTATCTTGCATCTTATTCATTACCTCAACTCTATTAGGTAAATCTTCTACTGCTTGAGTAACTACATTTCTTAGCTCTGCAAAAGTATAACCTTTATGCTTAATTTTAAAGTCACTAAACTCCTCATCAGCAACAACCAATCCATTAGAACATACTAATCTATAGATACCTACGCTAAATTTGAAAGCTTGCATACCGTCGTGAGAGTTAGTAAGAATAATTCTAGGGAAAGCATCATCACCGTTCTTAGAGGTAATTTTAATCTCTGGATTCTGGAAAGATACCATATGTTTAGAGAAGATAGTATTAGTACCTCTGCTCTTTCTTTGAGCAACTGTAACAGGTTTCCATCCTAACTTATCTAAATCGTCTATAATCGTCTCAGTATTGACGAATAAGTACTTATTACTAACATCAGGGTTAGTAGGTGCTTCAGCAAACACTAGTGGTGCTAATTCACGAATTTGATCCTTTGAAAGGTAGGTATCAAGACCTTTGTTGAAACTAGACATTAAATCTGACATAACTTTTATTTTTTAATTATTAACTATACCTTAATATACGAATAATAACTCAGTAAGGCAACTATTTTAGTAACTTTATTTAAATATTTTTTGCTGCTTATGTTTTTCAAAAAGCTTTTCACCTCTAGTTAAAGGATCTTGTTGTATTTTAACCATGAAGGGCTCATAGTGTTTCCATATTTCCTGAATCTTCTCTAAGCCTATAATTCTTTCTAACTGATGTAGTATATATGATTCAATAATAGGAGCTTCTTTATTGTAAGTGACATGGAAAAATCCTCCCATATCGTCATTGTATAGTTTATCTATATCTGACTCTCTATCAATAGAAACTTTTGTTTTATGTCCTGTAGTACAGCTGCTGCAGATAGAATCATAAGAATAAGCAAATGGATACTTTTGATCTAAATAAGGATCAAAATTTATCTCCCAAGGTTGCCATGGCTCTGTTTCAAATAGAACATGGTTACCAGCATCACTTGCTTTTAAGTAATCAGAATCTATCATACGCATATAATGGTTGATAAGAAACTGTTCTAAGAAGCAAGCTGCTTTTCTATCTTTTTCTAGTACCTCTTTATTTTTATCAAAAAACTTTATGACTAGCTCTGATGCTTCTTTAATTAATTCATAATCTTGAGCATAGACTATATTCATATTAGGAATAGAGTTGAGATTAAAAGTCTTCTTAAACTCATCATCAAATTGATTCCAGAATTTAAAATAGTAATTGAGGTATGTTCTATACTGAGCATCATAACCCCATTCTTGAGTCATGAATTTCTTAAGTATTTCTCCATCGTTGTCATCACTAAATTCCAGCTTAGCTTGATCTTGATAACAAAATAAATTAGCTGTATGTTTGTCTAGGTTTTCAAAATCTATTTTATCAAAGAAAATAGTATCCGTATCAATATGCATAAAAGGTTCATTCATATCTGCGAACGTATAAACCTTAGGCATGCTCCATGCACCTAGATAACTGCTGTGAAATTCTTTCTCTTCTATATTGTCATAAAGATACTCTAAACCTAAATCTTGTAACGGTTTAATTAATGCTCGGTCTCCATATAAATTTATATTGCCGTAATTTTTTTTAGCATAATATGCGCTAAGTATTGCTAGGTAAAAATTAACCTTCATGATAGGTCCACCTGTATTACCGGTAGCGTATGTATGTATTACTTTCATAAAGTTTTAACTGCTTCTAATAACTTCCATGTATCGATACACTTATCCGCTTCTTGTATTTCATGGTAATGATCTAGAGCTGCCTCCAAAGCATTGACCCATTCTACTGAGGGTAGTGCAATTTCAAATAATTGCTCAGCTTCTTCGAAAGTAACTTCAAATATATTAGCAGTCTTTTTATTATGCATAACTGCTTGTTCTATAGAATCTACTATAGCATCTGTAACCATTACTTTTCTAGAAGTGAATACCTCTTGGAAGTCTTCTGGTGTTTTAAATTGTAATTTTCTCATCCTCTACTTGCTGATGTTGCGTTAGTAGCCTCATAGTATGGACTATTAACTATTTTTTCATTCCATTCTCTATCTACTTCTATATTAGTACCAAACATATATAGAGGTAAGTTATCGCAGTCAACAGTTATCCATTTAATATCATCGATATCCTTCATGCCTAATCCTGGTTGACGTTCTGGTTTAGTAAAACGTCTATGTCCGTCAAAGGATCTGAATTCTCTAGAGGTAGTTCTATACCACGTCTCTTTAATCTTGACTTCCAATACTGCTTCAGTAGGAAAGTCATATCTCAATTTTTCTAAATGTCCTCTCTTTTCTGCCATAACCTTTTTATATCTATAAATATACGAAAAATATATCGTCTAAACAACTGATGAAGTAATTTTAATTCTATGACCTTCACTTGGACCATAGTGGTAAAAGCTGTCAAAAAATGCTTTCGGCTTACCTTCATAAATTGTAATTCCTGTTTCTTTAGCAGCAATTGATATTAAACAACCTTCTAAAGCTCCTGATGAAGTATCTGAGAATCTAAATGGAGAGTTATTTTTTGTAAGCTCTATGAGTTTATCCCAATACTCTATAAAAGCTTTCATTTCATCTTCTTCTAGATTGAAAATTATTATAGACTCATCAAGAAAGTTTATACAGCTATTACCATAATGTTCTTTAAGCAATTCAAAATAACCTTTCGTATCTATATCTTCTTCAATAGTATCTTTTATCAAATAAGATCTAGAGTACTTAACATGAATACCTTTATCTAAGTTATTTAAAGATTCAAAGTCTATATTCTTATTAAGTACATGATCTGTATCTATTAGAATTACTTTAGAGCCTTTACCTCTGATTGCATTTACTTTTTCATTAAAATTAAAAACCTCAGGAGTATGTTTTATATGCTCTTGACCTAACGTAGTAAGCTTATCGTTCAGGTATGCAAATTCCTGCTCGTACCTCTCTCCTTTGACCAAGGATGTAAATAAAAACTTAGTCATTAAGTGCTAAGGTATAACCAGAAAAGCTCTCCATATATGATGTCATTTTAGTTCCGAATCCATCTTTGAATTCATAACCTCTTTTGAAAAACTTTCTGACATTACCAGCTCCAGCTAAATGTGCTGCTGCGAGTACTCCTGATTCAGTAATATATACTCCGTGAAGAACTGTACCTTCGTATTCTTGTATGTACTTGTTTAACTTTTTCTTATTATGAAGTAAAAGCTTTTGCATAGCTTTCTCCTGAATGTAAGGACTATTAATAAACTCATCAGGAGTAACCTTAAACCCTAAACCTTTTAGAGTTGACTTACCGAACTGATACCTACCCATATATCCGTATGAGTTTACTATGTCGTATCTGTTACCTGATTCTCTATGTCCTATTGCGTCCAAAAAGGCATCATGTCCTTTTATTTCTATAATCACCTCTGGTACAATTACCTCTGGTGTAACAATCTCTATTGGTTTAGCCTCTAGAGTTAAAGTAGTTTGTCTGTTAAAACTTCTTGATATTGTAGTGAAGGCCATTAGCAAACATAGCAGTAGCCCACTCAGTACAATCTTAGGAATGTTTCTCATATTTAAATTTTAGTTGAACAAATCAAGGAAGCTAGTTCCTATCCTTTTTTCTCGTAACTTCTCATTACGTTCATGTTGCTTTACTAGGTCGTCAGCAACTTTTCTTTCGAGGGGTTTTTTCTTTTTCCAAGTCGAAAACTTATTATTTTTCTTCTTTTCCATACACATAAATAGTTAGATCCTAGAGATAAATTCGTCTCCTGGTTTATCTTCATCATATAATCCTAAATCTTTAAGGTGTTGTTTGTGGTGTTCATCCAACTCCCAATCAGGTTCATCTTTTGATGTTCTTACGTAATCTTCCATAGCCTCTGCACGTTTCTCATCTATAGGCGATGCTGCATATAGGTAAGAGCAATTGTAACAGAGAAACTCTAAATTATCAAGATGCCAATTTTTTTTATTTCCATCTTTAAAATTTAAGATTACTGGTATCTTTTGATCTGTTACTCTTCTTTCTGAGAAGCCACATGAGTTACATACTTCTACCAATTTACCTTCACTTAAAAGTCTAGCTTTTATTTTTCTAGGATCAAAATGTTCTATTGGTACTCTTCCTTCTAAAACATCTAACAGAGGAATATTATCAATTCCGGCTACAGCAAACTTAGGAATGCCTTCACCGGATTGATTCATATGAGCTTGCAGCAAAGTAACCCCATCTTCATTCTTGTACATTTTAGCGTACTTCTTATAGTGATTATAAGAGACATGAAGATACCTGGCGGCTGCCATATTAGAACGAGTTACTTTCTGTGCTCTTTCTATATCCTCTTTGGTTAATATTTTAGACGGTCTAGCCATTTAGTAATCAATTCCCTTAATTCTAGGAGCTGTATCGTTTTCTGGGTCTACTGTTTCTCCTGGATCTTCAGCGTTAAGAGCATTGTTAATACTTTCCTTTAACGACTGAGATAATTCATTCTCATCTTCATCAAAGCTAATAAGTTCTATGTTAGCTTTTTGACCTCTCAACTCTGCTTCTTTTTCTGCTATTGCTCTCCATTTAGATTGATCCATAATAATAATATCATTATAAGTATGGTCTCCTGAACCTTCTACGGTAGTAACTCCTACTACAGGTTCTACATCAGAACAGTTCACACAGAAATTATATCCGTATTTTGTTTTTCTAAGTTCTGGGAATGGGTTGCCACATTTAGGGCAGGGAATCATCTTTAGTTCACTCATATAACCTTTTGTTTTAAAATTAATACCTTAATATAAGAAGAATAACTCAGAGAGGCAACTATTTCTTCTGAAAAGTTTCAATTACTTTCCATACATCTTCTGGTCTCTTAAATGGTACTATTTGTTCTTTTTTATTTTTTTCTATCGTTATTGTACCATCCCATCCTTTATCAGGAATAAGTTGATATAGGTACATCTGTATTAATGCTAATTGTTCTTTATTATAATGAAGTCTAAGGAGATTTTCTATAACTGCAAAGAATTGATCTTCATATGCTGTCATGTCCATTCCTATTTCTTCAGCCATAAAATCCTTTCTCTCTTCTATTTGCTTTAGTTGCTTTAAAACATCGATGAATATCTTTTTTTCCATAAGCTCTCTGCTTGGTGTTCGAAGTTTTATTCTGTACTTTAATTTATATACAGAATGTAATGTCTGTCGGAGTTTCTTTTTAGGATCTGTCATTGCTAACTACTTTAAAAAGTCTTTTGAACTCATTTAGATTTAACCTTTTTGAAGTAGAGAAATAGTCATATGCAGCTTCAATTGATTCAGCTGATACCTTTGATATAGTCTCTTTGGTATGGTCTAATTTACTGTAGTATGCGAATGTTGGCATAGGCGGTAAGTGTTAATGTTTATAATTCTGTACCTGGAACTTCCTCCTCGGTATCTTTCTTCATATCTGGATTGGTACCTGATAATGCTTTTCGAATGATCCTATCAAAGTATTCAATATAAATAAAGAACCCAATAATAGTTTTGTCCTTCAAGTTTCGGTCTCTTTCTACTCTCATATCAAATTCTCCTAAACCTTTTTCAAGCCTAGTTTCTAATTCGATAGCAATATCATTTTGTTCAGTACGGGAAATGCTTCCAAACTCTGTAGGAAGAAACTGAACCTTTACTCCTTTCTTTTGAGGATCTTCGTTAGTATCAACTTTTAAAAGGAATGAATGACCAGCAAACTTAATTTTAGCTGCTTCTGAAATTACCGATTTTACTACTTTTTCTAAATTTTTCATATCTATATTCTATGAGAGTATATTAATAAATAGTTACCCAAATAACATTCTTTTAGTATTTGATGAACCTTCTTCTAATACTTTGTGTCCTGAAACAGATCTGTTCCTGCACCATTGCTCAATTGACCAATCTAATCTATCAGTTAATAGTTCTATCTCTTCTACTGTCCCATCTGTCATAGTGAATTCTATAATATACTTTTTCATACTCTTTCGTTTAAATTTTCTTTTAACTTTTCTGACGGTTTAGGGATTGTAAAGAATATCTGAGATTTAGGTAATGGTAAGTTACCTTTATGAGCCGTAAAGGACTCTTTTATTGTCAGTATTCCTTCATCTCCTTTATCTCTTCTCTTCTTAACCACGTAAGGAGTACATATTTGATCTCTTATACTATGGTTACTAAGTTCTTTATAAATAGCTTCTCCTAACTCTATACTCTCATCACAGTTTTTTCTAATAAGTACTCCAGTTTCGTAATGATCATATTGATATGGATGCTTCTCTTCAAAATATCTCTCTAACTGCCTGTTGACTATAGATGGTTTATCGTTATCGTATACATACGATGTTACCATGCCTTCTACATAAACGCTTTGTAAGTCAGTATGATGATGAATAGCAGTATGATACTTACCTTGTAGGTAGTGATCGATAATAGCTTTAGGTTCAAACTTGAAGTAACATTGAGAGTCTAGCCAAAGAGTATGAGTATGTTCCGGAAGGTCAGCTTTCATAGGGTTCCATTTTAAGTACCTAGATTGCATTCTCCATGAACGTCCTTTTGGTTTACTTATTAGTTTAACATCCCAAAAGTCTGAGGTTAAATCTTTTCTATTAGTAAACGCTATATATTCTACATCTCCTTTATCGTGAGTAAAAGGATAGAAGTGACCTACTTCCTCTAATGGTAGTTCTGGGTCTGCTATTAATGCTGTGTATACTACTAACTTCATTTAATAGCTTTGACTTTTGGTAAATCTATTTTCTCTTTATCCTTCGGAGGAACTTTCCAAAAGCTATATAAACCTTTTTCTAATTCATATTCATCCCATACGAATCTTTCTCTCATAGGTTGCTTTTGTGCCCATTCCCACATTTTAGTTAATCCGTCTTTAAGCTCTGTTTTATCTTTATAGTCTAATATTACTTCAGACTTTTTATGAGTTGGATAAGCATCTTTTACTTCATGTCTTGCTTCTTTGAACACGACTGGTATTCTTGATACATCTCCTCCGCCCATTACTTCTCTTAATATAGTACAAGCCTCATTAATAGTTGTAAATTTAGAGCCTCCTAAATTAATTATCTCCTTAGAAGATTCTTTTAGAAAAGCTGCTTTCCATAATGGTTCTAAACAGTCATCAATATAGCTCCATGCTCTCTTTTGTTCTCCATCTCCAAAAATAGTTAATGGTTCATTATTCATATACTGGTACATCCAGATACCTAATACATTTCTATACTTATCCCAGATGTTCTGCTTAATACCGTATACGTTATGAGGTCTAATAATAGTCCAATCAAGTCCGTGTTGCTCTCCTGCTGCTTGAATATCCATCTCACATGCAAATTTTGCTATACCATACGGGTCGATAGGTGCTGGAGGATCTGATTCTTCAAATGGTCTCTTACCTTCCCATCCATGTCCGTATACTGCCATAGTAGAAGTAAATACTAACCTATCCACATCCCACTTAATACATTCATTAACTATCTTAGCAGTAGCTTTAAGGTTATTGTCATAGTTGTACGCTCTTATAAAAGGTGATAATCCTTCTGCAGCATAAGCAGCAAAGTGAAATACTATATCAGGTTTATGAGCTTCGAAAATATTTTCTATCGGATGATTAGCTAAATCCATCTGCCAGAAGTTTACCTCTTTATTAATATTTTCTCTATAGCCTCCGCTTAGATCGTCTACACCTACTACTTTACAGTTAGGATGATTTTCAATAATATAGTCAGCCAGTCTAGAGCCTAGAAGACCTCCTACACCTGTGATTAAGATAGTTTTGCTCTCTACCATATTTCTTTTATTTTATTAATTATATCTTGATAGTTATTCATTCCTATTATATTAGCATTGTTAAGCTTTGAGAGCCAAGAACCTGAGTCCCATACTCTTCTACCTGCTCCTTTACCTTCTGGGCTATCGTATATGATAACATCACCTCCAAAGTAAGCACTTAAACAAGCATTTCCTCCTGAGACTGTTATATGTTTATCAGCAGTAGCTTGCAGCATTAATTGCATAACATTAAAGCTGTACTGTGGATAAAGCTCCATGAACTTATTAATAGTGTATACATAAGGATGATTCTTAGCAATATATTCGTAGTCATTAAACTCCTGTATTTCGTTTTCATCTTTATAGTATCTCTTATCGTCTCCTTTAGGTCTAATATATATAATATCGTAATTTTCTTTCAGATAAGCAAATATTTCTCCAAGTACTTCTGTTGGAAAGTAATTAAATGTACCTTGAAGCCATTCTAATGCATACTTATTTTGAATTACTACAGTAGGTTTATTGAACTTTATAAACTTACCGAACTTGTCTTTTAAAGGAGGAGGAGTCCATTCACTTAAAGCATACTCTGGTGCTTCTTTATTATAAGAAAGTGAGTCATTATAAGCATCGAACCTATCAACCTCTTCTACCTCATCTGCAAAATAGTATAGCTCTGATAGTCCAGGTTTACAATACACTTTTACCTTGTCTCCTTTGGAATGATGGTAATAAGCTTTAGGTAGAGCTCTAATAAGGTCCCAAGTAAACTCATGAAACTCTGCTACCTCTTTCATACTTTTAATGTTTTATGGTAAGAACGTGTATGCTTACCTACATAAGGATCAAATACACTCCCTACATCTATATAAGTCTGAGTAGAATCAAAATGGTATAGATCATCTATAAATACATTTGTAGCCATACCAGCAGAAAAGCAATATACTTTATGCACACCTTCTTCTATACTTTGAGTGACTTTGTTAAATACGTCTTCTCTCTCTAACCAAACGTTGTTAGGAGGTATTTCTATAAATTCATCTATAAAAGGTAAACGTTTCAAGTCTTTGTTACCTATATAGACTACATGTCTAGATTGAAGAGCTTCTCCTAATAAGAAAATTCTATTCTCCATACTAGCCTTATGAAATATATCAGCATCAATCCAGTCTTGTTGAGGATATTTATCAACATCTGTCGGTAAATTCCATTGTTTATCTTGAGCTCCTAGAATGTATTCTTGCTTAACTGTTACAATTTCTTGTAGAGCATCTCCTAAATCATGATAATATAAATTACCATCGCAATTGCCTCCTGGAGCTTTTCTTATATTGAGCCATTCTCCGTCTCCCCATCTACTAAAAGCAAAAGGTTTAGAAAGTAATATTGCCTCAACTATGTCATCATATGTTTTAATCATCGCTTACTGCTCTTCCTTTATCTGCTTCCCAATCCTTTTCAGGTCTTACTTGTAGATTTGTAACCCACCCACCTTTAATAGTATTAAGGTCTACATTTAAATCATCAGCAAACGTCAACAAAGCATTAACGTCTTTTGGGAAACAAGTACCTCCGTATCCTAATCTACCATCAGGTCCTGGTACGTGTAGATGGCTATCTCCGATTCTTCCATCAGCAGCAAAACCATATAAAGCATCTTCCCAATCAGCTCCTATAGCATCTGCTAATAGTTTGAACTCATTCATGATGCTGACTTTAGTTGCAAAGAAAGTATTATTCATATACTTAATTAATTCTGCAGTTGTAGAGGTAGTTTCGATAATATGTCTATTCATAAATCTTTGTTCAAATAGCTCTTTAGCTTTCATAGTAAGATCTTTTCTACCTCCTAATACTATTCTTGCTTGAGTAAGCATATCTAACTTAGCGGTTCTCTCAGTGAGAAATTCAGGAGAAAATATAATACTTAACGTAGGATATTTACCCCATAGTCTATCTGTAGTTCCAGGTAGTACCGTAGACTTTATAATGTACACAGGTCCAGATACAGCTTCATCAAATACTTTTTTAACGTAGCTTAAATCTTGAGTACCATCTTTCTTCATAGGAGTTGGTACACAAACGAATATAAAATCACATTCGTCTATCTCTTCTTTTGTATGAGTTGCTTTTGTTGGATCAATATCATAGATTCTTAAATCCGTTGTTGGAGAGAAAGCAAAAGCTTGAGCTTCGCCTACAAAACCATTTCCTATAACACCTACTTTAAATTTCATATAACTAATTAGTAATTTTTATGTTAGCTCTGAACGAGACCTAACTGGTTGTTTGACTTTCTTTACTTGTGATATTGTTTTAATTACTGTTACTTCCCCGGTAGGAGATTTTAGAGCTTTGCTCTTCATAAATTCTTCCGGAATTGAGTTAACTATAACTGGGCTTATACCAGCTTGTTTATCTCTTATGTGTATAATGCTATCTATGTTAATTTTGAGAAATAAATCTTTGTAGACAGCTAACGTAGAAGGCTCATCTAAACTGATAATTGTATAAAAAGTCTTTGATACATCAATCGCTTTAGCATCTATTGTGCTTTGCTTAATGTACTCGCCATGCTTTTTAATTTTATTTTTAACTTCATTACTAAAGTCAAAAGCTTTTTGCCACGGTACTTTAGCAAAGTCGTCTACTACCTTAATATCTCTCTTTTTTAACTTACCATCAGCCATAGCAGAAAGTATGGTAAATGCTAGCTTCTCATCGTAGCCAATTAACAATAGATCTCCTTCTGAGGAGTTTCTCAATTCTAAACACTGTACTGTATTATAATATGCTGGATCCATGTATATAAATATCTACTTTAATTGTCCTTGCTCAATAGCATCGTACCTAGCATTTTGAGCTTCTTGTCTTTCTATTTCTTTATTATGGTAAATGCACCATTTCTCATCAAGTGGTAGCGGAGCAAATGAATCGTAACCAGCAACCATGCCGTGAACTTTATGTCCAGACCATTGTATCTTAGGATCGTTTCTATATATTCTCTTCTGTTGGTCAGGCCAGTTTACCCATCCCTTATCGTTAACTTGCCATCTCCATTTGTCTATATGTTCTTGAGTTAGTCCTTTGACTAAATTTACTCTAGGACCTATCAATAAGTCTAATGATGGATTTGCTTCTAATACTTTTTTCAAATTCTTTACTAAGAATTCTGAAGGTATTTCGTCAGCATCTATCTGGAAGATATAATCACCTTTGCATTCACTACCTAGGTAATTTTTATTCTCTAAGAAGTTCTGTCTAAAGTCAAAAGGGAAGTAGTTGACTAAGTCTTTATGGTCTTCTAATATTTTAAGTACTTGTTCTGTTACTCTATTCTTATCATATACTACTACTATCTCATCTTCCTTATCTATGATAGGAGACAGAAACTCTATCAAATGTAATAGTTCTTGATGTTCGTTACATACTGTTATTCCGTAGCTTATTTTCATATTAACTTATTTGAAAGAATCCGATTTCTTCACAAGCATCCATAAAGTCACCTTGTTCAAATTTCTTACCGTTTAACACATCCATTTTATATTCTTGTTCCTTTGGAAATTTACCAGACTCTTTTTCTTCTTTAGTCAACGGTATTGCTTTTACTGCTGCCCATTTCCAATCCTTTTTATTAGTCCCATCTACAAATACCATTCCTTTAGCTGGTAATGTTATTGTTGAAGGGAACCATACCTTACCGTCTTTGTCTGTGTGCATAAGGTCTTTATACAATTCAGGTGATGTTTCCATAAGATCAGTAACAGGTTTAGAACCTTCTGTCATTAATGTAGAAGTAGTATATCCGCTTCCAAAACATAACCAAGTAGTAACCTCTTTACCATCTTGAGTAAAGTTTTGCTCATAGCAAGCATTACTGCCAAATGGTCCGTCTACTAATTTATCTGTATTTATCATAACTGTGGTAATTTAAGTTCAACTAACTCAGGAAACTTAGGTAGCTTTTCCTCTAAGATATTATCTATCTTTTCTACCATATGTTCATAAGTAAATTCATTTAACGTTCTACGCTTCTGTTGTTTAGAAGAAGATAAGAACTTTTTATAGTGTTTGAAACTATCTCTTAATTTTTTTCCTAAGTCTATCGGGTCAGGAGTAAACCATTTCGATTCAGCTAAAATCATATCTTTAACCTGAGCTGATTTATCTACGTTTGTTAGGTTCCCTCCAATGAGAATACTTTTATCAGCATCTAAGAAATCAGTTTGACCAGACCAGCCTGAGGCAAGTATAGGCTTACCGGTTGTAGTAAACTCTAAAAGAGGTCTTCCGAACCCTTCACCTTTAGCGAGTGATAACATTACTTTAACTTTAGGGTGATTATATAAGTTGTTTATATTTTCATCTGTTAAATCACCATGAATTAAGTATATGTTAGGTAATCTACCTTTAACTGTTCTTCTAATAGAGTTGATCTTCTCTAAGATTCTAGTTTGGTCTGATATAGAGCTCCCTACTTGCTGTGTTTTCAATATCAATGCTGGAGGGTTGTTTTTGTTCTTAAATGTTTCTAAGAATGCTTTAACCGTATAGCCTATATTCTTTCTATCTTCTCCTAGATTACCTTGCATCCAATGTCCTATTGTCAAATAGCAGAACTGTTCTTTAATATTAGATAAGTCTAATGTTGATTTAGTACTCTTGTACTTAGTTGTATCTACACCTTCAAATAGTACTTCGATATCTTTTGCAAGAGCTAACTTATTAACTGTCTTATTACCTTTGTCTTTTATATCGTAAGTAGTTTGTTGAAATACATTCTTCGAATGATTAGATGAGGTTAGTATCAAATCCATTCTATTGCAACCTTCTAACCATTGAGGAGCAACTACTGTTGTTTCCATCCCAGCAGTACATCCTATATTAAACTTACCTACTCTTTGAAATTCATTAGGTACTGTAATCTGCATCCATATATCTGGTTGCTTTTCTAATTTAGGAACAATACGACTGCTTAGAATATTATCATTATGATCTGATAGATACCCGAATCTTGTATTACCCCATCTTTGACTTAAGATAATAACTTCGTATTTGTCTGATGATATAATAGCTTTAACTAAGTCTCTAGATCTTGCTCCATAGCCGGAGTAAGTATCGATAGGACAGCTTATAGCGAATGTTGGCTTACTCATATTAATAACCTGTTAATTTATGTTTAATTTTTTTATCTGTACTTTCTTCTACAAGAATAACATCGTACTCTACTCTAGGTTTAAAGTTATCGAATGTCTTATTAATAGCTTTGGCAATATTAATACACATATTCTTAGAAGACATTTGTGATTCTTCAGATGTTACCCATTCTCTTCCTAGTAAACCTCTTCGTGTTCTTTCTTCTTTACCTAGTTCATAGGCTTTGACTAATTGGTTAGCAGCATCTGTAGAGGAGCATCTATCGTCAAATATATAAGGAGTATTAGGTGAACCTGCTAAACAAATATTCGAAGGAAAGATTGGTAGAGCCCATTCTCCACATTCCTTATAAGTACCTCTATGGTTAGATGGAAAGTCTGCATCGAAATCTATCCACTTGCCTTTTTCGTCTACGAATCTCATTTGATCTTGCATACCTCCAGTTACATTACCAATTATCATAGTACCTGCCATCATAGACTCAGTTAATGCTAATCCCCATCCTTCATTAGATGACATCATAATAGTAGCATCTGCAACATTATATAGAAGATTCATCTGCTGAGGAGTAAGTTTATCTTTTGAGAAGAATATATTAACGTACTCTGGATCTGTTATAGCATCTTTAACTGCTTTAAGGTCCGTACCGTGTACGTCTGAGATGGCAGTATGCATAAGCAGAGCACATTTCTTAGCTTTCTCTTTGCCAATCTTATCACAAAATTCTTGATAAGCTAAAATAATATCACTAGGATGTTTACGTGCAATATTTCTAGAGTTAAAGAAAACTACAAACTCAATATCCTTTCCTTGAAATAAGTCTTTCTTATACTTTACAAAGTCATTAAATAAAGGATGCTTTTCGTCTACAGGGAAGAAGATCTCTTCATCAATACCGTGAGGTACATACTCTATAACTTTATCCTCAGCATCTTCTCCTAAAACTAATTTATTAATGTTTTTAGTTTGTTTAGAAATAGCCATTAAACAATCTACTGAATTGTAATAAGGTTTATTGTACATTGGAGCAGGATAGTCATCCCAAATGTTTAACCATACGATAGGTATCTCACTTCTTATTTCTCTTTCAATATCAAATAACCAAGTCCAATACCTTGGATCAGTAAATATAAAAATTGCGTCTGGCTTCTGAGTGTTTAATAGCTGTCTAATTTTAGCTACATCTCCGTAACCATTATAAGGTTCAATTTTAACATTAGCATCATTGATACCTAATCTCTTATTGATATCTTCTGCTAGATCAAATACCTTGCCTTGGTCTGGGTGATTAATTCCGGCACCTAATTGATACCAATTAAAATGATTAGCAGTATTTACTACAAACTCTCTGGCCATAGTAGCAATGCCTGAATGCATTCTAATATCGTCACAGAGTAGTAAAACCTTTTTTCTATCCTTTTCAGGAATATAACCGAATTCTTTGCTCATTTACTTTTTTAATTTGATATTGTTTTGATTTAAAATTCTTTCTCTAAAATCCTTATCAGTAAGATAGAGATAAACTGCCCGATCTGCAAGCTTTTTGAAAGAAAAGCCATCCTGTAATGCTGCCATTTTAAAATTATCGAATAGCGGCTGTGTTATCTTTACGGAAGTGAGTTTTTCGTTTTTAATAGCCATAACTTTAATTTGAGTCTCTTATATATAAATATATATTGTTTATAAAAAAGGCGAACAATGTTCACATTTTCCAAAAGGATTAGTACATTTGTACTCTTTATCGACGTACTCCCCTTCTTCGTTAATAACATCAGCAATGAAATTATTCATTTGAGTTATTACTTGTTTAGTTTTTCTAGGACCAGCATTAGGTCTAAACTCTTGAACTCTTCTTTGCATTATAGCATATTCAGCTTCTGCTGGTACTCTTCGTTTTACTATAAAGAATTCAACATTTATTTTATCTTTGTCTACTCCAAACTGCTTTGCAAAGAACTCTTTGTACAGAATTACCTGAGCAGTAAGGTTAGGATTCTTCTTTTGCTTATCTCTCCATCCAGATGTAGATGTCTTAATATCTATAATAGTCCATGTATCGTTATTAGGATGATAAAAAACTAAATCTACTAAACCTTTGAACATTACTCCAGGTTTTATCTCCTGGTATAATAATGTCTCTACCCCAGCCAACATCATTGACTTAGTACTAAAGTACGCTGCTCTTTTTTTAGATAGAAAGTTAAGTATATGTTTACCGTCTAACCAGAACTCTTGCAATTGATCTGCAGTAGAAAAATGCTCTCCTTTCATCATAGCCCTACCTTGCTTGTACGATTTAACAAGATTAGCGTAGAGTAACTTATCTAAATTTATATTGTTAGCATTCTTCACACTATCATGGTACATCACAGTTAACCATTCTTGTATAGTTTCATGCATAGCAGTACCAAAGCAGGTATAAATGTTCTGAGTAAAGGGTACTTGATTTCTCAAATATTGCATTTCCCACAGCTTAGGACATTTAGCATATGTACTTATTGAACTATACGATACATGTAAGTTCTTAGACGGAGATTGTTTGATCTTAGATTCCCATACCTTCTTTACAGGACCTTTTAATTTTTTTGGCATCTAGTCGTTTTTCCACATCCCTCTCTTAACTAACTGAGCTATAATTCCATAGTTAGTTACGTCTTGAAATGTGTCTATTAAAGTTTCGTTTTGTGCTTTACGGCCTGATATAATCATATTCTTCCATCTGTTAATCTTATCAGAAAGCCTATACCATAAGCCAGTCATAGCAAATTCAACCTCGTCTGGTGTGTCAAGGTTAGTACCAGCACTTACGTTATGCATTCCATAATCCAAATGCTTCCTAGCAAATAATTCGAATTGTTCATCAATGATAGACTTATACCCATTGTAGATTGTAGGGTACTCTTCTTTTAATATTTCTCTTGCCGAAGGAGGGTTCTTAGCATTCATGATCTCTCTATCACTCATAACTGTATAACTGGTTTTAAAATTAATATACTATATAATATACGAAATAATCTTTATCTGAGCAACTTAAACTACAGTTCTTTTTGAAATTATTTCTTCAGCAGCAAGTAGTATTTTATTTAGAATATTGAACTGGGTAGAACCGTTTGGGTGTCCACCGTCAGGGTATAACATAGGCCAAAGTGGAGGAGTGCAAAAATGGTTAGAACCATCTAACGTTATAAATGTACCTATATCATTAACCATCCTTTTTGTAATATTAATATCCCATCCTTTTTTATCATGCTCTTCAAAGTCTATATCTGTACACATTCTAAAATAGTGAGGATATTGCCAAGTTGACTCCTTTGCTTCATGAGGGTTTCTTTCTAGATATAAATCTTTGAGTATGTCTTTTGATAGTACGGTGATTAATTCATTTGTTGCATCTGCTGCTTTATCACTTAGTACTCCATGTCCACCGATAAGTAAAATTCGTAAGTTATCTCGTTCTGCTATTTTATTTAATTTCCAAATTAACCTTAATTGTTTATTTTCGTAGAACTCTATAAATTTATCGTGATCTTTTCTTATATTTTCAGGAACTTTATCCCACATTCCTTCATGAGATAGTTCTCGAATAACACTAGAAATAAATACTACATGTATGTCGGCATCTTTTGCAGTGCTCTCCTCTATCTGGTGTATAACATATTCCATATGAGCACAAGGAGCACCAAAGCTTACTGCAGAGTGACCTAGAGATCTAAGTAACATCCCATATAAAAAGTGAGCTTCTGGAGGAATCATGTCCTCATACTTGCTTACACCTTTATAATTATTCTCTATTGATTTTGAGACTTTTTCTATTTCTTGGGGAAGCATCCAATGATAGCACCAACTATCCCCATAAAATGCGAACTTCATTTACATATACTTTATTGTGTTCTCATCGTCATCATCTTTGTTAATCCAACCTTCTGTACCGTCCATAAACTCTACTCTTCTTTTAGTAGGAGTCTTTTGTAAGATTCTTTTAACTCTTTTATCTGATTCTTCTGCTAATTCCCAATCATAATGTTCTCCTTCGTTTCCATTCTGACCTATAACATTCATTCTTTTTTCTTCCTTTTCGCTATAATCTTTCAATGGATCTTCAGGAGGAGCGAAACCTCTTGCTTCATCAGGAAGTACTTCTTCAGATTCAACTTCTAGTTCGTTTAGTACTTCTTCTTCTGATACTTCATCCCATGGATCATCATCCCATAAATCAGGCTCTATTTCATCTTCATACTCATTGTAAAGATTCTTTTTATTAGCTTGATCAAAAGCAAAGTTAGCTGCAACAACTAATGATATTGCTAAGGGATCAAATACAAAAATAATTATAAGAAGTAAAATATTGATTATCTTATCCATAGGAGTTCCAGTTAGCCCAGATAGGTACTGTAATGGACCTAATTCACCTACGGTATCAGCATTATTCTGTAACTCTAATATTTGGAGTTTAAATTTCTGTAAGCTATCTGCAGCTATAGTTCTTTGAGCATTTACTGCTTTCCTATTATCTTCCTCAACTTTGATTCTACTTTGTGCCAAGCGTAACTCAGCAGTGGATACCGTGGATCTAACACCGCCCACAGCCGATGTGTCCCGTACCTGGATTGAGGTTGCCTTAGCACCACTGAGAGTACTAATATTGCCAGAAATTCTTTCAAGTTCTTGATCATATCTAATTACATCGTCTTCATAAAACTTAGATTTATTTTCTAAGAATGATATTTGATTTTCTTGTATTTGAAGCTTTTGGTAGGTTTCTTGATAAGCTGCACTTAAAAATCCATATATACCCATACTAGTAATGATAACTAATATAGCGGCAGCGATAGTAAGATACGTTCTGAGATACTTATTAATAGTATTCCAATACTGATATAGAAGAGAAGCTATAACTAGCTTAGCTACTTCTAAAGAACCAGCCATAATTATAACTTCAAAGCTTGCTCCAGCAAATAATTTACTTAACCCACTAACAGAATAGAATGCAGCAGACGCAGATACTGATAATGCAGAGAATGCAATTATCGCTGGAAATAAGTTACGTTTTATTCTGTTTATCATTGTACTAGCAATAAGAGGACAGCTGCTGCTCCAACAGTAGTTCCTATCTTATAAATAGTCGACTGTCGCTTTTGTCTCTTAAGTGCTACTTCAAAATCCTTAGTTAACGAAGCTTGAGTGTCGTATTTTTTGTTTAATTCTTTAATCACAGACTCTAAATTATTATTCTGTAACTCTAAATTAACTACTAATTGATTCTGTGTTATTAACTTGTTATTTGTTTCAGTTAATATTGTTTGCATTGTCTGCATTTCAGTTGATAAACCATCAAACTGAATAAGATCTTTTATAACTAACTTAGCTATAGGCTTAGTTAATTGAATCTTGGTCTGTGTACTGTCTGTAGCGTTCTGCGAAAAAGCGTTCAAGCTCATCATCGCCGAAACTATCAACAGCATCAAGTTTCTTCTCAGTTTCTTTTTTGATAACATAAATTCTAGAATTTAACTTATTGATTTTAATATCGTACTCACTAATCTTTACATTTAATGAGTCGGCTTGCTCTGCTAATACAGTATTCTTTATGTTAAGAGAGTCTACTTTCTTCTCTAGTAACTGTATCTTGAGCTCGTATGATTCAACGTCAACTTCTATTTTTGGTTGACCCCATATCATCCAGGCAACAAATCCTCCTAATATAGCAAATAGAAGGTATCCCTGTAGTCCTTTAGTATTCATAACTATAATATAATAATTTTATTTTTATTAGACAACTATGTCCTTACTTTCTATTAAAGTATAGGTAAATGAGTTGCTCCAAGCATCTTTTGCTTTATTACAAATTTCCATGAATAATCGGAAATCGTCGTTGGCAGCAATGACTTGACAGCCTGCTGACCATTTATCAATTTGAGTAGATGTTCTACCTTCGTATTTCGTAGCTCTATGTATATTGATACCGTAAATACCTTCCTGTACATTTTCCTCTAATAAATCGTATTTACCGTCTTTATTTTTATCTCTATATACTTTTACAGGCTTTTGTTGCCTTAATGCTTCGTATTTACCTTGGTGAAGACCTATTTTATGTGACCCTCTATACTGACCAGGTTTAAGAATAGCTACTCCATCTTTATTAAGTAGATTCTTTTCCCAATGTGAACCTGGATCTGTAGTAGCGCCAAAACAATGAAACTTCTCTTCACCGTCTAAGTTGTATGAAACCGTTAAACAGTCATCAAACCTATTGGTAACTACTCCTAAAGTATCTGAATTTCTAACTCCTACAATGTTTAAATTGTAATTACCACTCTCAAACCATTTGTAACCTTTTGCGATTACGGCTTCTTTAATTTGTTTTCTTGTATAACAATCCATTTTTTTATTTTATTTAATCTTTTCTACCTTCTAAAAATCCTTTTTCGTATTGAAGTTCTTTTTCTATATCGACTATTCTATCTTCTAATTCATTGATTACTTTTATCTTCTTGTCTAGTCTTTCGTGTACTGTGGTAAGTTCCGCTTGTAATGCAGTAAATTGAGCAAATATAGTACCGGCTGTAAAAATAGCAGCTAATAACCCAACTACTATTGACCAATTGTTTGCTAAAAACTTATTAAGGTTCATTTCTTCCTTTGACACTCTATTCTTTTTTACCAAAAATCTTACCTACTTCAGCAATACCAAAAGAACCTAATGTTATAATCACAAAAGAGTTGTAGATAAATTCTTGTATTACTAAATCTTTACCAAAAAATCCAGTAACTATATCAGCTACTGCAAATATTACCATTATTAGGAATGAAGCAAATCCAACTACTGATTTTTCGTTGATATCATTCTCGTCTTTAAATATGTCTTTAAAAGCCATCCATTTACGTTTTAAATAATTTAACATAAATAACTAATTTAGTGAAACAATCTTTAGTATAAATAGCTTCTAGAATGCGAATCTGGATCCTATAGTAATAGCATAAGACATTGGGATACCAGGTTGAGTATTACCAATTACTGTTCCTCCTATGTTAGCATTAAATCTCTGAGATAATTTAAAGTCGAAGTTGCTTCCTATAATATATGTACCGTACTCAGACCATATAGGTGTCTTTGCTTGGAATGCATATGTAAATGGAGAATGAGAATAAGCAAGCATTGGAGAAATTACTACTCTATCTTTTATAGGGAACGGCTTAGTACCAAAAGCAGTAAAGGCTGCTGTTGTAACAACTTCTCCTCCTTCTAAAAATACTCCCATACCTGTTAGAGCAAAACCTCCTACAAAGCCTTTCCAGAAGTTATCTTTTTGTCCCATATATACATTGCTAATACCAGCTGTTGCTATATGAGTTGAATACATTTTCATATAGCCAGCTGATACTGATTGTACCATCATTATAGTACCTTGATCATGATAACTACCAAACTTATAGTATTCCATAGTATCTGGATCTAATACCATTATAGGTACTTCCTTGTCATAATTAAAGTATACAGAGCTTTGAGAAAAGTTTATACTAAATTGCTGTAGGTTAGACCAAACCATTCCATTTACTGAGTATGTCTCTTTACCTGTCAAGGAAGATTGAGAGTATCCGAATGATGCTGCTTGTTGTAGCACACCATCCATCATTTGCATAGTTACAAGGTTGGCTGTAACAATAGGAGGTGCAAGTCTCTTTTCTTTTTTGTCCTCATCTTCTTCTTCTTCATCCTCATTATCGCTTTTCTTTTGTTCCTCATCTTCATCTTCATCTTCAGATTCCTCTTTGTCAGACTTCTCTTCATCTGATTCTTCCTCTGAGTCCTCTTCTTTGCTCTTGTCATCGTCTTTTTTTTCTTCATCTTCTACTTCTTCTTTAGATTCTTTTTCAGACTTTTCATCACTGCTCTCTTCTTTATTTTCATCACTTTTCGAATCACCGCTACTTTCTTCTCCTTCGCCGCTTGAATCACTTTCGGTTTCTCCTGACGAATCACCATCGCTGCTATTTCCATCCCCAGAAGAGTTATCTGAATCTGATGAACCACTATCATTATCCGAGCTAGTATCCCCAGACGAACCTTCACTCCCTGAAGATCCGCTATCGCCTCCAGAGTCTCCGGATCCATTTCCTCCCGAGTTATCGTTTCCAGTATTTCCTGAATCCCCTCCTGAGCTATTTGATGAGCCTGAGCTTCCGCTGGAGTTACTTCCAGAGGAACTTGAATTAGAACCTTGCCCTCCTGAGCTTCCTGATGTTGATCCTGTATTTCCATTTGTATTTGTATTAGTTGAACCAGTGTTTGTACTGCCAGTATTAGCAGTCCCGGTCGTACCGGTTGTTCCAGTACTACCTGTTGCTCCTGATGTAGCATTATTAGCTGCATTAGTAGCGTTCTGTGTTGCTTGATTTGTTGTTTGTTGAGTAGTTTGAGAAGAAGCGTTACCGGTAGAGCATGGTGATAAAGCTTGGTACCATGCATAAGTTTCTTCAAGCCATGCTTGTAAGGTACCATTAGTAAACTCAGTAGAAGTAAATACTCTTGATTTATTATAATAAGCGACTGCTGTTTGTCCGCCCATTTGAACAGTAAATACTTTTACCTCTCCGGTACATCTATCTGTATAGGTTTGAACGAGGGTCTGACTATGACCCTCGAACATCCCCATCGCAGCAATTACTAAGAATAGTAACCTTCTCATAACATTTAGATTAGTGATCAAATATTTTCTTTCGTATCATTCTTTTAACGATCTTAGCAACTGCTGTCTCTAATGCTTTACGTGTTGATACACCAATCGATGATTGATTGAAAGACACTTCTGATAAATTTTGATCATTAAGTAAGGTCATCTCTCTAGTAGTTGTAGCGAGTCCTAATCCCGAACCAGTCATATATAGACCAGTTTGAGCATCGACCATTTTAACTTGAAGTCCAAGTCTGGTCACAAGAGTATTTTTTACTCCGTCTTTTAAATTAATAGTTTCATCTTCAGATATAGAAAAGTCATATATCTCTACATAAGCGAAATATTGAGCAAGAGTAATCTTACCTCTTATCTCTATTTCATTTGCAGTAAAGCCTTTCTGAGATGCTTTGAACTGTACAATCATACGGTCCTTTATCTCATCTTTAGTTTCTACAAATTCAAATCTAAAAGTTTCATCTAAAAAAGCTACAGTGATATTTGTTAGACCTAAGCCTACACGGTAGTCTCCTAATTCTGGATACTGTAGCAATATGTCATCTGTTAAACCTACGTCTAGAAGGGCTACTGGTACTGGATCACCAAAGTACTCTGGAATTGAGTATAACGAGGCTTGTCTCTCGAATTCCGCTTGATAATTCTCAGTAGTAGTCTTTCCGACGACTTGTCCATTTATATACCCTATACTAAATAATAGTATAAGGAATATTCTAATATCCAAGGGTGTCGAATACCCCGAACGTAGCGTTGTCAAAGTCAGCTTCACCGGTAATTAGTCCTACGACTAATGTGGTCCATCCGACAATAAACAATAAAAATAAGCTAGATACCCATACTAGCAAAAATGCTTGCCAAATTTTCAGTAATAAAGTTGGCTGCTTAAATATTTCTTCATATATTTCAATGAAAGGGTTTGCGAAAAAGTTAATTACATTCATAGTTTTTAATTTTAGGTTACCATTCAAACTCTTTTTTCTTAGGAGGCTCCGGTTTTGCGACAACTGGAGTCTCTTTTTTTATAACTACAATAGTATCCTTGCTGCTTTCTTTCTGTTCGAAAGGATCAGATACTATCTCTTGTTTTACATCTTCGTCTCCTCCGATGATTTTTTCCATGTTAGCAATAAAAAGTCCACCTGCAGTTGTAATAGCTAAGGTTACGACTCCTATTATTGCTTTTTTAATTTCTCCAAATGAGTTATCTTTATCTGCCATACTAATCTATCATTGTAAAGGATTCTATTCCTAATACGTTATTAAAGTTATCTGTAATGTGAACTTGATAAGAACTTTTATCAAGAGCTGTAGTATAAATGTTTAATAAGTTATCACCGACTGTTGCTGTAATCTTATCTTGTGATACTACTTTACCACTTATATCTATTATCTTAATTCTATAAGTACCTTCTACGTCGAACTTAGCATTTATTGCTACTTTGTTAGTTACAATTGCACTCTCTAATTTTAGTCCGATAGGGTCTACTATTTGTAATGCATCTGGTACTTCAGTAAAAGGTGCTTCAAATTCTAATTCGTCTTTAGCACATCCTAATAGGATTAGTAATGCTAGTAATGTTGTAAGTTTTTTCATATTATTTTAGTATTGGAATTTAACTTTAGTTCCGTCTGCTTTAACTCCTTCTATGATTTTAAAGCTTACTAGTCCTGCAGTATTTGTTATATTTTCGTTCGGTGTAAAAATTAATCTATAAGGTCTTCCTGTATCTACTGATACATCGCCGTTAAAATCTAAAGAACCAAATGATACTACGTTACCTTTTACTGTACCGAAGTTAGTCATATTAGATCCTGTATCATAAACAATATCATCTAAAGTTAGAATATTATTATCAAATACAATCTTAAACTGAGAACCAACTAATCCAGCTGTGTCTAAATTTACATCTACAATTACTTGTCCGTCAACAAGAGATGATGTTAAATCGATCTCTTCTGTTTCTACTGATCTATTAGCAATTACTGAATAAGCTTGTGCATTTCTAGCAGATGTAGATTGAGCATTTGAACTATTAAAAGTAGGTACAGTTGAATGAGAGAAATCTAAATCTCCTCTTAGTCCATGTCCTATAGTAAAGGACTTATTTTCTTCTGTTGCAGTAAAAGTACGAGCACCCATAAACTCAGATATGTCTCCGTATGTATCCATTAAAGATGAGAAGTTAAATGCTCCATTATCTTTAGAAGTTACATTAGAACTTGTCTCTACTCCATTTACATGAGCAAGTAATTCATATGAATCATCAAAGTTTACTTGACCATCGTTAGTTACTTCTCCTAATATAGCTTGTACTTCATGCTCCCAGTTAGCTGCTCCTCCTCCAGGACCGTCAGTAGATCCTAAAGAAAATTGGAATGCTTTATAAACGTCTGTTACCGTTACTACATCATCTAACCAGTCTGGGTTTCCAGTAACATATGTATGTACCCATACTTCTTCGTTTAATGTTAAAGTAGCAAGAGAAGTAGTTCCATTACCGTTAAAGCCTCCTGTAGCAAAAGGTGTTTCACCACTCTTAGGTTCTAAACCGTCATTAACACCGTCTCCATCATAATCAATTTCTTCTAACTGACTAGCTGTATATATAGCGTATTCATAGTCTGTTTCATAGTCTGTAGGTATACTCAAGTTTAATGTAACGTCACCTGCACCTACTCCACCTGGGTCTAGTCCTATTTGGTGATTAGTAGATGTTAACTCATACACAGTATTGTCTCTGTTATCTTTAAATTCAGCCCAGTTAATTTGAAAAGCACCAGAGTAGTTTTGGTAGTCGGTACCTTGTCTATCTAAGATTTTAAATTTCATAGTTAAGACTGCATCATATAAGTTAATGTCTTCTGAGGCTTGAATAGTGTATCTATTAACTGAATAATCTGGATTTGTAGGATAAGAATTAGAACCTGCTGCGGAAGCTCCAGAAAACCACCATAAGAACTGTCTGTATAAGTTATAAGTAAAGTATTCAAAATCAGGATTAAACTTATACCCATCCCAGTGTGATCTAGCAGACTGTTCGTTAGATAATTTATTTAATGGATCTATAGTATGGCTTACATATTCTATTAATTTGTTATTCCACTGAATGTCGAAACGTAGAAATGTTCCTGGCATAGTCGATTGTCCTGAGGGAGGAAATAATTCAAATTTAAGTTCAATTTCTTCCCCTACGTCAGCATCTGCTCCGTAGTTCATACCAACCTTGAAGTCTTGTGCCAATGCTATCGCCGGTAATGTTAATAATAAAAATAATAATTTTTTCATCATAATTTAAGTTTACGTATTAAGTCTTCACAGAGTTTCTTTATTGCTGTCGAGACGTTAGCCTGTGAAAACTTACCGCCTTGATCTATAATTAATGTTGCAGTAGATATAGATTTTGCTGTACCTTTAGCAACTGCTTTTTTCTTTTTCTTGCCGTCTACATAATATACGCCTCTAGCGATGATCTGATAGATATCGATATTTTTTCCGTAGACTCCTACTTGAAAATTGTTCTTCTGAACATCAAAGTAAAGTAGTTCTACTTCCAGCAAATTATTTGAGTTTGGGTTAAGATCGTATCCATAGTCTTGGATAACTTCCTCTAATACATTCTTGACTCCGAATGCAAGGTCTCGATTACCTACGAGGTCTCCCAGTACGATGTTATTTTGTACGTCACCTATATTCAGTTCTTGCCCATAGAAGGAAGTGCTAAAAAGGAGACATAATAAAATTACTATTATTCTCATATAATGCTGCTTTGCGACTGCAACGATTATAAAACGTTTGTTGAAAAACGATTGAAAAGAAAACGGTTACCATATACAGGGGTCGCCCTGTTAATCGATTATAAATATATGTTGGTCGAAGAAAATGACAATTTTTTACATAAAAAAAGGGGCAATAAATGCCCCCTTAATTATTCTTCATAGTCGTGAGTGCCAGGATGGCTATCAGTCAAGAGATTGTATTTCCTTTGGAAGGAAGTCTTTATTGACGTGTCCGCATGCTGAGCATTTGAAGACTGGGATCGGAATGAGGGTGGGTTTCGTCTGACCAGTGAGGATTCCTGATGCTTTTCTAATGACGAGTGCTTGTTCGAAGTAAGTCCCATTACATTCTTCACATAAAACCGGAGTTGTTTGATTAAAGTCAACATTTAAATTCTGCATACTTATCTTTTAGATTTGTAGTACCCTTTACCAGCTTTAGATCCTCCTTTTTTTGCTGGTGCTTTTCTCGTACCACTCTTCTTATAGTAATCCTTCCCGGAACTAGCTTTTGGCTTTCTGCCTCTTCTTGCTGGTTTTTTCTTCAAGTCGTCGATTTTGTCTTCAACTTGCTTCTTAACTCTACGAGCTGTCTTTTTTCCTTTTTCGACTGCTTCCTCAACTTCATCAGGAATACCGTCTTTGTCTTTGTCTGCGAATAGCCCAAATTTCTTTGTGGCTACGTAAATAGCTCCTGCAATAACAGCAAGAACTAAAATAATAACTAAAATTGTTTTCATTTGATAATTAATTAATTAATGTTTGTTTATATAAATAGCTAGGGTAAACGTAATTTAACCATAGGTTTCCAATATGTCCCGTATTTCTCTTCCATTTCATAATAGAAGTCAATTAGTTCGTCTGCTGAAGTTTCTACTACTTCCTCATCGTACTGTTCCTTGGTCATTTTGAATGTCAATAAGAAGCCTTTTTTAAGTTCCTCTAATTTAGTTCTCTCATCTTTTTCGTGATCTTCATTCAGTCTTTTTATTCTAGCTCTATCGATAGAAGTTTCAGAATGATACTTACCAAAATCAGGATCTCCATTAGTAGTTGTGCATTCGATAAACTTATCATTCATCTTATGCTTTGCTAATTCTATTTCTAATAAGTAAGGACCGAACTCGAAGTCACCATTAAGAATCTTATCTCTAAAAGTAGACCTTTTATCTAAAGGTTTATTCTTAAGAGTATAACCTCTCCACCACATGAATCTATCGTATGGTTTTTTATAATAACGTTGGCTAAGTTCTTTCTCTAACTTAGCTTTTGATAACTTAGGTGAATAAGGTAAATTGTACATACTTAAATATAAGAATAATATATCAGAAAACCTACTAAATAAGATCTATTTTAGAACTTTTTGCTTTATATTTCATTTGCTTTATCTCCATAGAGTATTTTATAGCAATGGCCTGTAGAGCAAATCCTTCTGCATAACCTACTCCACTTTTAGTATAACGTTCCATAGCAGGAGTTTTAGGAACAGAGCTAAAATAATCTTCAAATAAAGGTTGTAATTCTCTTAAATCATCTAAAATATAGTCAATAAAAATAGAGCTGGGTATTGAGATAATATGCTCTCTAACGTATTTGTCGTATAATTTGTCTATTCCTATTGTGGAAAGTATTTTCAATACATCTACTTCTGTAGTGTCAGTTTTAAACATAGCCATATTCTCCCACTCTAAGAGTTGACCGGAGTATAGAGAAGTATCATCAACTGATATGTTAGGATTGAAATTACGAATATTATTAGCATCAATATACGTTATTCTTTCTTTCCTTGATTTACTAAGATTAAATAAAAAAGGTAATTTTTCAAAGTAACTAAAATCTTCTCTTTCGTATAGAACGGTATTGCAATTATCGAATTCTTCAGGTATGTCTGTTAAAACGTACAGTTCATTACTTTTAGCAAAACGATTAATTGAATCTTTAAAAACGTTTACCCATTTAGGGCCTATGCACATAGTGCAATATATCATAACAGTCCTTTTTGTTTATTCACTCTATCATTATGTAGTTGTTGATCCCACCACCATACTACTAAAACTTCTCTCCAACCTTCCTCTATAGTAGTTACCCTATGTCGTTTAGTACTTCCATCGTAACATATGTAATCTCCTTTTTCTTTGAAATCTTCTATAAGTTCTTTCTCTAAATAAAAGTCTCCTCCTTTTTTGAGGTCTGCATCTACAATAATAACCATAGTCCAAGTAGCATTATCTTTATGCTCATTGTTATATGTGCCTTCACCATAGAAACCTTGGTGCATAGATATTAATTTACCTGAAGGGTTACCTGCTAGCTCTGTAACAAATTCAACCAGCTCTGGGTTACGTTCTAAACTATGATGCTTGATAGAAGAGAATCCGCTTTCGTCGGGTACTGATTCAAAACTTTTATTCTTACCTTTATTGTATACCTTACGGTTCTTTAAAACTTCTTTATTTTCAAGTACAAACAGACCATGGTTAATAACACCAGGCACTACTTTTTTTTGTATAGCAAGTTCTGATTCATTCATCAGGTTACTGGTATCTAAAAGTTCCTTAAAGTGTTTGTATTGATTTTCTGATAGTTTCATCTACTTCGTTAAGTAATTGTTCTTCTGTTATAATTATACCTTGGAATTTTCTAATAAATAGATTTCTTACGTGTAAATTGGTACCTGTAACATAAATGTATTCATAATCGTAACCTTTAAGTCTTTGAACGTATCTGTTCATGTTTACAAAGTCTAAGATATCTCTATTTTGTCTCCGTTTACTAACAAAAAAGTTATAGGTATAATTCTTTTCATGCCACATATAACCTAACACTCCATCCTTATCTGTAATGTAGCTAAATATATGACCATTCTCTAATCTTCTATGCGCCTCACTAAGAGTCCACATTTTATCCCAATAGTGTTCTGAATTAAATAAGTCTATACTTTGGGTTAGTATTTCATCAGGAACAGGATCATCTGTATAGACAAACTCTATACCTTTTCTTAACTCAGGTGCTACATCTAGTAATGGTACCTTAACGTAAAAATCTCCTTGTTCTCTTAATTCTAACATATTTCGTCTACTGCAATCTCTAAGCCTAACAATAAGCTTGAAGTACCAAACTCTTTCTTAACTGCTTCTGCTCTCGTATAAACCTCGTACAGTTTATTTGCTTTTGCTGCTTGTGCTATTAAAGCTAATATTTTAGCTTCTCTCTTATCCTCATATGAAGTGTTAGGATCTATTTTACCTTCTTCTACTAATTCATGATACTTTTTAATTGAATCGCTCATTGAAAACTTTTTTAAAATTATTGTAACCTTTAGAAGCATTAGCTAACCAAGAGCTGCTATCTCCATTGTCACTAACCCATTTATATAAAGATACGGAAATATTTTCGTCTTTGCAAACTTTAGCTATAGAATATCCTTCCATATCGACTACATCACATTTACGAATCATCTCTGTATAATGATTACTATAAACGGCACCTTTGTCATAAAATGTATCGGTAGTAAAAAGCTTGTATTGGGATTCTCTACCCCTAGGGAGTAAAGAGATAGGCTTGTGCTCAGGAACTACACAACCGTAAAAATCGTCGTATACTTCTCCTATCTCCAGTACTTGACCTACGTCATAGCCTTTTAGGTTACCGCAAGACCCAAAGTTTATAACAACTTCAGGTTTATACTGATTGATGAGTCTCAACGTATTAGTGGCGGCAGCCACTTTCCCCACACCAATTATATGAATTGGATACCCGTTGATTTCATCGTCGTGATGTTCTAATTTTGTTGCTGATACTAGTAAGATATTACGCATTTTACATCTCTTTTTGTTATCCCAATATCTAACAAGCATATTTCATCTACTACTTGGTAGCCTGCAGTCTCAGCAACTAAAGATGCTGCAGCCATTGTACCTCCGGTCGCGAATACATCATCTACGATAACGACATTTCCTATGCCTTCTTCCATTTCGATGATATCTCTACCGTACTCTAATCCGTATTCTAGAGTGATCAAATCACCAGGAGGTAATTTACCTCTTTTACGGATCATTTTAAATCCTTTCATATTCATGGCTGCTAGAGCAGATGCAAATATAAAACCTCGCGATTCTATACCTACGAAATAATCTACTTTAGTTAAGTCTACTAGCTCTCCCATTTGATATAGCGATTCGAAGAACGCTTGTTCATCTTGTAATAGAGGCTGTATATCTTTGTAATTTATCCCAATTTTTGGAAAGTCGGGCACTTCTCTAATATAACTCTTCAGATCCATTTCTATGTTTTACCTTTCGCGAATATCGCTTTTTATTCTTTGTCGGTGTCGGCATCTTCAACGCTTCCTGCCACTCGTGCCACGTCAGTGTCACTTCCTTTAACTTGGTCTTCTTCATTCCACTCTTCATTGAAAAACTTAAACTCTATCATTTATGTAATATATGAATTTAATTATAAATATCCAAAAAAAAAGAGGGCTATTTACCCTCTTCTTTCTTTTGTTGTTTGTAAATTTTGTTTATCGCTTTTTGCCACTTGGCTTGCGCTTCTTCCAAGGTGATTTCACCTGTTTCTAGTTGGGCACGAATCTCGAAGTACTTTGCTTTTTTCAAATATTCGTACTGCTTTGTCTCATTGATTGGATCATTGCTTGTTGCGGATGCTATGAATCCTGCCGAAAGGAATAGAACAAATGCAAGGACCAATCGTACTTGTCTAATCATGTTCATATTAATAAATAGGCAAATCTCTTAAACTTCTCTTAATATTGCCTTAATATTAAATTAATATACGAAGTATAATGCAATAAAAAACCCTTCCGGAAAGGGAAGGGCTTGTTAAAAATGCGCGTGGCGACTTCGTCGAGAGAGGAAAAAACGCCCCCTACTCTTCTCTCATCGCTGCTGCATGGCCTTGGTTAGGCTCTAAGGCTAATAATAATTTATCGTCCATAATGCTTAAGTTTTAAAGTTAAACAAAATGCAACGTTTGTTTCGGATGCGTTCACTCCACCCGCGACTGTATTATTAGACCCAGTCCACACGGGTCATTAATAAATATCATCTTAGTTACGCATCCCCGCCTCTACGCGGCCTAAATTTCATAGCGTACGAATACTCGTTATCTGATTCTGTATCTTCTGCTTGATCTATAATATTTTCAAGACTGAGGTATACTTTAGAACCTTTAAACATATAATTAATCCAAACATCTACTGGGCCGTCGATAGGAGCATTATCTAATAATTTCTTTGCAAACTTTCTAGAAATAATATATCCAGATAACCACCATACTCCACTGTATACTCTAACTACATTCTCAGAATGTTCTTTCCATCTAAAACCATGTTCATTGGGAAGAGAGGATAAGTATATTACATCCCAGTTTTTTGGGACTTCTTTCATAATCTGTTCGAATTTTTTATTAAATCCGAAAGCTGGGAATATATCATCTTCTAATATAAGAGCTGATTTAGCTCCTGATTCGTAAAAGGTCTTCCATGTATTGTAATGAGCTTCTCCTAATCCTCTCTCTCCTCCAGAAAGATATAGAGTAAATTCATCTTTATAAGGAAGTAAATCGTATTCTGGTTGAGGATCTATATCCCAGTGTTGCTGAAAAGTATAGTCTGGGTATATAATTGAATGGTCATCCCAATCTGCATCTTCTCCTAGGATACCATCTATGAACTCTATGTTATCAAATAACGTCTCTCCTGTAGTTAGTTTAATTTTTGATAACCTTCTTTTAAGCTTCTTATACCTGTCTTCTCTGTGTGGGAGATGTATGGCATATACCTTGTCTATATGTTTAAATAAGTCGAGAGGTTTTTGAAAATCAAATAATTTAATAAAACCTTTGTAAATAGCATGAGTAGCTCTAACTATGTATCTAGTCGCATCATATACTTTCCATACTATATCCTCTTTCCAGGTAGAGGCAGAATAACCTTTCCATTTTTCAAATCCTTCGTTCATTTATTATAAATATTTTATTAGAACCTTTTGTAACAAGAGACGCCCCTTTCGGGGGCGTATCTACGTATTGGCTTGGTGAATGCTATACATAACGTAATGCAACAGTCTTATATATAACAAGCAACCCTACCGACCTGGCCAGGCTTTCCTAACCCGTCTGCTCTTACAACAGTCTTTCGAAAGTTGATCGGGCTCAGGGTCGTTAAACTCATTACTTAGATTCCGCTACAGAAGCTTTTCTGTAGTCAGTGATAAGTTTCTTTATCTCTCCTGCTGCTTTTCTAGCTCTCTGTTGAGATGCTTTTGTTGAACCAGCATTGTTTTCTGCTAGAGTGTTGAAATGTCCTTCAATCTGCTCAAAAATTTCTTGTTTTGTCATATTTTAAAATTACTTATTAATAAAGACGGGAATTGGTTCCATCTTATGTTTATTGTTCTTATTTAATGTACGATAAATATTTAATATTTCCAACTCTTTATCTGTTAATTCTTCTTCTGAACCTTCATAAAGCATAGCCCATTCTAAATCATCATAGGATGCTCCAATTTGTTCTTCGTCAGTTCTACTATCTCCCCAAAGTCCATCTGTAGGAGCTGCTTCCATAATTCCGGAAATGATACCTAGTGACTTACCTAATGCGTAAACTTCTGATTTCATCAGATCAGCAATTGGACTTATGTCTACTCCTCCATCACCATATTTAGTGTAAAACCCTACTCCAAAATCTTCAACTTTATTTCCTGTTCCTACAACTATACCTCCGTACATTGCTGCAATTTGATATAGTGTAGTCATTCTTAATCTAGCTCTAGTATTTGCAAGTGACAAATCATTTACGTAAGGGTTTAAAGTAGCTTTGAATGATTCGTATGTAGGAGTCAAATCAAATTTGAGAGACACTACATTACTATACTTACTTTGTAACCATTTGATATGCTCTTGCTGAAGATCTACTTGTTTTTGGTTTTGATGAATTGGCATAGAAAGCACAATAGTTTCAAGACCAGTCATTGCAGCAAGTGTAGAAGTAACGGCGGAATCAATCCCACCGCTAACTCCTATCACTAGTGAACTGATGTTATTCTCCTCTGCATACCCTTTAATCCAATCTGATATCGCTTCTTGATTCATCTTATCCCATTAACATTTGCGGATCCAGTTCATTGCTGGTTTTCTTCTTTTCTTTCCCAGTACTAACTACTGCTTCAGTAATTAATAATGTACCCGCTACAGATGCAGCATTCTCTAGAGCTAATCTAGTTACTTTAGTAGGATCAATAATACCTTCCTTAAACATATTAAAGTAGTCTTGTTCTCTAGGATTATAACCGTACCAGAAGTCACCGTCTTCCTTAATCTTAAGCTCTATATCACCAATGTCATCATTAGTATATCCAGCATTAAGTAGAATTTTGTAAAAAGGTCTTTCTAAAGCTGAGATGATAATGTCATATCCGGTTTGCTCATCGCCTTCTAAACCGCCGATTTGGTCTACCAGTAACATTGAAGCATTCAATAGAGCAATACCACCACCAGGTAAGATACCTTCTTCTAATGCTGCTTTCGTTGCATGAAGAGCATCTTCAACTCTATCCTTCTTCTCTTTCATCTCAACTTCAGTCATTCCCCCTACATGAACAATAGCTACTCCTCCGATAAAGGTTGCTAAACGTTCTTGTAGTTTCTCTTTTTCATAAGGAGAATTAGTCTCATCAATTAGAGTTTTAATATCCTCTACTCTATTAGTGATTGATTCCTCATCTCCTTTGGCATCAATGATAGTAGTAGTTTCTTTAGAAATGGTAACTTTGTTAGCTTTACCTAACCATTCACCTTGAAACTTATCTAGTCTCATTCCTTTTTCTGTAGATACTACTGTACCACCTGTTAGAATTGCAATGTCTTCTAACATATCTTTTTTCCTATCTCCAAAGCTTGGAGCTTTAACAACAGCACAGTTAAGAATACCTCTCATCTTATTAACTACCATAGTAGAGAGTGCCTCTCCATCAATATCATCTGCAATGATTAATAGTGATTTACTTTGCTGAGAAACTGATTCTAAGACAGGTAATAATTCTTTGACTGAGTTTAATCGTTTGTCAGTAATTAAAACATACGGAGATTGAAGAACAGCAGTCATTGTGCTATTATCTGTAACGAAGTATGGAGACTTATAACCTCTGTCGAACTGTACTCCTTCGACTGTTTCTAAATATGTTTCTCCAGTTTTAGACTCTTCAATAGTCACAACTCCATCTTGCCCAACTTTATCCATAGCAGTGGAAATTAACTCACCTATTTCGGTATCGTTGTTAGCTGAAATCGTGGCAATCTGTTTTAGCTGTTCTTCATCCGTAATTTCTTTTGATTTATCTTCTAAATACGTCACTACATCCTTTACTGCTTTATCGATACCTCTTTTGATATCTACAGCATTCTGTCCTTTCTTCATGAAATCTAATCCGTCATTAAGAATAGCTTGCGCTAATAATGTAGAGGTTGTAGTACCGTCACCTGCTTGTTCAGCAGTCTTAATTGATGCTTGTTTTACTATCTGGGCTCCTAGATTCTCTACTTTATTTTTAAGTTCAATAGACTTTGCTACTGTGACTCCGTCTTTAGTAGATACAGGCATTCCCATATCTTGTTCAATAATTACATTCCTTCCGGAAGGTCCTAAGGTTGATGTTACTGCATCTGCTAGTTTATCAACTCCGTCAGCTAGTTTATTCCTAGCGTCTTTTGAAAATGTTATCTTTTTACTCATTATCTGATTCTTTTACAACTGCTAATACTTCTTTATCTTGTGCTAGGTAATATTCTTCTCCTTCAAAATCAATACGTAGTGTACCAATTTTTGGAACAAGTACTATATCTCCTACTTTACAAGATCTAACTGAAATAATTTTACTTGGGTCCAATTCTGACTGGCGTCCAGGACCAACTGCTAATACTTCTCCCATTTCGGGTTTTTCTTTCCCCATATCTGGGATAACGATGTTACCGTATGTTTGTTCCCCTTCATCTATAGGACGAATCAGAATACGGTCATTTGATGGTGATAGTGTTTTTGTCATGTATAACTGTTTATTTTTATTAATATAAGAATAATAATAATAGGATCAAACTCGAGAGCGGAAAAATTTAGCTAATTTTCAAAGTTTTTAACTCTGATCCTTTAGCAAAAGGAATTGTAACAGTTAATAGTCCGTCTACAAACTCAGCTTTCGCTTTGTTCAAATCAAACTTACTATCAATCTTCCAACCTAAATTAAAAGAACGTTTAGCAATACCCTTATGGATAAAGTCTTTAGATTCTTCTGTTTTAGATTTATCGTAATTTACTCTCAAAGTATTATTTTGAGTCTGAATTTGAATTTCCTCTTTTGAGATTCCTGTAGCTGCTATTTCGAATACCAATTGGGTATCTGTCGTATAGATGTCTACTGGGTGAGGAACTTTGGTTTCTGCAAGCGGAGAAAAAGTGCTTGCGTCTTGGAAAAAATTTCTAACTAAAATGTCGAACGGTGTACGTTCATAAAATAATGTACTCATATCATTTAAATTTGTGAGTGCCTAAGCTACTCGGGTTAAAAAAATAATTAAAATCGCTCTCGAGTCGATCCATTATTATATAAATATAAGAAAAAAAAGTTTTATAAACAACTGTTTATTTTAATTTTTCTTTCCATATTGCTATTGTTCTATCTAAACCTTCATCTAGGGAAACTTTTGGTTCCCATCCTAATTTAGATGTAATTTTTTTATTAGTTGAATTAAGTAAAAATATCTCACCTGGGCGTTCTGGTTTAGTATCCCAATTTACTTTTCCGTTCCAGTTTAATTTCTTAGCTATAATATCAACGTAGTCTTTTATTTTTAAAGCATTATTAGGTCCAAGGCATAATATTTCTCCTGCTACTTTCTCTGGGTTATTAATTACCTCTACCCATGCTTCTAATAAGTCGTCTATAAAGATGAAATTTCTATAAGGTTCTCCATATCCTAAATTGATTTCATTTGGATTTTTTAACATCTGAGTTATGATTTGCTCAGTGACAAAGAAGTCATTGTCTTTTCGTCCGTATGCGTTTGTTTGTCTTATAGCAGTAAAAGGAAGTCCATAACTTCTATGAGCATATTCCAAATACTTTTCACATCCGTACTTTGCTACTGCATATGGAGCATTAGGGTTAGGAGGAGTCAATTCATCGAATGTTTCGATTTCATCTTCCTTACCGGCCTTAATTACATCGGAGATAGGTTGCCATCCGTAAACTTCCATAGTAGATGCAAAAACAAAATTCTTTAAGTTTTTTAGTCTTCTAGCACCTTCAATAAGATTCACTGTACCTACATAATTTACTTCAGAAAAAGTAATTTGTTCATAGAAGCTTTGCTCTACCTCAGTTCGAGCTGCTAAATGCACAATGACTTCAGGATCTGCTTCAAGAAGCTCTTCTTGTACAGCTTGATGATCTCTAAGGTCGTTTTGTAAAAGTGATATTTCGTGTTGTTTGAGAGTTTCTCTCAAATGGCTGCCAATGAATCCTTGCCAACCTGTCATAAATATTTTCATTAATTAAAACGTTTAATATAAATAGCTATATAAATGTATTTCTCTTCTTACGAGGTCTTGGATGATTTTTAGCAGAATTATTCCAACCGGTATGTTCTATATACTTATGTTCCAGTATTACAGCATAAAAACCTAATTTAAGGTATTCTTGTCCTGCTAGTATTTCTGCTCTAGGTCCAAATTTACCTAATCCTCCTATTAAATTATGATCAGCTAAACGTTTTAAACCTGGGTTAGTTGAAAATCCGGTATAGCCGCCGTAATCTGTATCCATAGTATAGTACCCAATATCTTCAGTTATATACTTTTCTTCACTGAATGGATGTTCCATAGTATCCGTTAATGCTCTAATCCATACGTTTATTACTTTTGGATTGTTTTCTAAAATTTTCATAGAGTCTTCTATAAATCCTTCTCTAACAAATTTCCAATCATCTTCTAAATGAAAAACATATGGAGTATTTACTTGGCTATAAGCTTTATCTATACTACGAAACGTACCAAGATTTTCCTCATTTATAATTAAAGTATAGTCAGAGTATTTGTTTTTAATATGTTTAATAGCTTTAGCATCTGTACTATCTTCTATAATAATGAATTCCTCAATTGGGTACGTATTGTACTTATGAAAACTTTCTATAGTTTTGTCAAGTAGTTTAATTCTATTACACGATGTTAAAACTACAGTGACTTTTTTATTAGTGTCCATCAGCCCAGTTGTCAGCTATTTCTGGAGGAGCTTTTAGAGTAACGCCAGGTAGCTTAGTAGTATTCTCCATAATCTCTTGAACATAAGGAGCAAACATTTCAGCATCCGAATCAGATACGTTTATAATCAACTGGTCATGTACCTGTGCTTGACATACAGCGTCTATCCCTAGTTCTTTTGCTTTACGGTTAATCACTAATGCAGCTCTATTTACTACCGCAGCTGCAAGAGATTGCAATTGAAAGTTAAGACAGTTGTTGAGTCCGTTACGGTAATCTCTATATACTTTTACTACAGCATCTCTAGAGTATTTACCTTCTAACTCTTTCCTAAATCTCCAATCCATCATTCGATCTTGAAACTTAGCGTAAGTCTTTTGAACTTTAGGTAAATGTCTAACTCTACCAACATAGTTCTTAATAAACCCATGATCCTTAACTTGACGTCTAGAGTTTTCTCTCCATTCTTTAAGCTGGGGGAATCCATCTAAGTAACCTTGGACTAGTTTTTCAGCAGTCTTCTGATCAACACCAAGAGTCATCTTAAGAGCATATGCTTCCATACCGTACGCAATACCTAACGAATAGGCTTTAGCTTTATTACGAGCAGGAGCGTCTAGCTTCTTAAGGTAATTATCTGCTTTTTTATCAGCCGATACTCCGTTAGGAAATCTACTAGTCTGCTCATTTAACTTCTCAGTTTTGATAGCAACAGTAGAGTAGAAGTCCCAACCCTTATTAAATATCTCTTGTAATGCAGTATCACCAGTAACTGAGGCAAAGCAGTGAGGTTCAAGAGATTCGTAATCCGCATCAATAACTTTTCTGCCTTCACCTGCAATTAAGAACTTTCTCACTACGTTAACATACTTCATAATAATAGGAGCTTCTTCTCCTTCTTCTAAAGGTTTAGGTAGTTGCTGAGCATCACTTCCGTAGCGTCCGGAAACAGTACCATTCTGCTTGAAGTAAAAGTAGTATCTACCATCTTCTTGACGATCTCTGAATCTATCAACATAAGTAGATTTAATCTTAAGTAGTTTATTGTATACTCGTAAATTCTCTGCCCATGGATATTCCTTAGCAAGAGTTTTAACCATATCCATATCGAACTTTGCTCTACCGGACTTAGTATTAGCACCAGCAACTTTAGGTTCAATACCCATATAGTCAAATACTATTTCACCTAAATGCTTTTTAGATTGAATATTGATGTAGTCGCCGTCGTTAGACTCTTTCCACATAGCCATAGATATTCTATGTCTTTCTAATTCATCAATATAATCTACATCACCAGATAGTAGAAACTTTTTTACATTCTCTTCTTTTTCATTAGAAGGTTCAAACGCCTCAATATTTTTAACAGTTAGTGAGTACTTGCCTGTCTTATCAGATTTAGGTAATGGAAGAGAGTATCTATCGATAAGTTTCTGAGCCCAGTTACCTTTATGAGATACAGGGTATGTGTAAGAAGCAGTATCAACTACCCATTGCTTTACTTCTGGTATATCGAGTAAAGATTTCATTACAATCTCTTTATTCTCCTTTTGATCTTTTACAATCTCATCATGCACCTTTTCTATTAACTCTACATCTAAATCAACTCCATGAGCTTCCATAGGTACTGTTACCTCTCTGTAGATAGGCATAACCTCATCTTCAAAGAAAAATTGCTCTAAACCTTCTTCTTTAAGTTTCTCTAAATATAAGTTACAGATACGTAAAGTTAAATCGGTATCAGCAGATGCATACTCACTAAGTATAGATAAGTCTGCTTTATAAATCTCAAAAGAAGCTTTAGTAGTAGATCCTCCATTAGCTTTAATAGATTCTTTAAGTACTACTTGCTCTTCGTTAGCAGCTTTCTCTACGTCAAGTCCTAGAGCCTCTTGATTCATTATCGCAATAGATTTCAAACCAAAAGGATTACCAAAACCAAAAGCTCCTTCTTCGTAAACAGTATGTACTAACAATCCAGTATCTACCCATACGTCAGGGAGAAGGTCAATACCAAAATAGTTCTTTATAAACTGAACGTCAAACGATGCGTTATGGAAGACAAGTTTTTTACCTTTAAGTAACTTAAGTAGGTTTTTAGATATAACCTCAGTAGAGGTATTACCCTTTTTTGTAATGTTAATCTCCTGTAAGTCTAAAGTATCGGTAGTCGGATTATAAACTAGCGTAGGTAAGTAAAAACCTACACCCTCAGTACCAGAAACTGACCAGCCAATTATTTTATCTTTCCGAGGATTAAGTCCAGTCGTCTCGGTATCGACTGCAATGACATCGCTCTCTTCGATGTGCTTATAAAGTAGTTTAAGAGTTTCTTCATTCTGTACAGTGTAGTACTTCTTTTCTATTTGCATATAGTATAACCTTTTATTTACTTAAATATACGAAAAATTTAATCATTATCCAACAGAAAATCAGGGTAATCTTCTACTGGTATTTTTATTCCTAACTGTTGTTCTATCATTTTCAAAATACCAAATCTAGTGTTTTTATCTCCGTTATAAAAGTTCCAAGCTGGGCTATTACGGAGGTTTGTGATTTGTTCTTCTAATCTTTTACAAGACTTAGATAGGAGAGTTTCGTCCTCTTCAGTCACTTCTACTTCTATTCCATACTTACCGGCAAAGATTAGAAGCTCCATCAAATTACCATCATTATATGCTTCTTTGATTTCGTTAAAATCTTCTACATCTCCTCCTTTATCAGGGTGTGTAATAGTAGTAAGCTTTCTATAAAGTTTCTTTACTTTAAGAGGTTGTTGTTTTTTAGCTTTTTTGTCTTTCTTCTTACTAGGGTCCTCTCTGCTGATTTCACCTGTTTCTTCATTAATCCAAACTTCTTGACCTTTGTCTACAAAGTACTTTCCAAAAAATGTATTAAACTCTTTTATATACTTCTCTGCTTCTGATGAAGTATCTTCGAGATCCATTTTAAGGAAAGAATACTTGTAGGAAAATTTCTTTAAGTTTACAGGCATTAATATTCACCGTATAGATCAAATTTCATTGGTTCTTCTTCCGGAATTTCTACTTCATTAGCTTCTATAGCATAAAGTTTGCCATCCAAAGGCTCTAATCTATAGTGACCTTTAAACTTAGTCTTACGCATATACATAGTTAATGCCATAACCAATCCTTCTATTGTAGTCCCTTGATCTATTACTAGCTCCCAGTTATCACCGGGAGGGACTCTAGTAGCGATAAGTACCTTTTCTTCCTCTATTTGAATTTCTGGTGCCATATTATCTAGTTGTAAAAGTATGTAGAGTAAATAATATTAATCCTGAGAATAGGATTCCTAACACTGCTCTATCATTTTGTGTTACTTGGGGTTTGTCGTTTTTCTTCCAAGACGGTTTAGAAGTTCCACAGCTAAGTGTTAAGGAACTTACTAAAATCAATGCGATCATTTTCTTCTTCATTATTGTCTAAGTGTTTTAGCTATTCTATACTCCTGCCCTGTAAAGAATTCTGGGATTAAACTACTATGTGTTGCTCTGACAGGATTGATATCAAGTCCTCCTCTTCTAGTATACAAACAAGCAACCATTAATTGCTCAGGTTGGTATGCATCAGTGAGATGCTTGAATACCATTTCACAAATCTCTTCGTGAAAATGACTTACAGTTCTATGACTAACTATATACTTTGCTAACGAATCAGCTGCAGGAAGTTTTTTTCCTTTTATCTTAATAAAGACATCACCCCAATCTGGTTGGTTGGTTACTCTACAGTTAGATCTTAATAGATTAGATTTTAATTTTATTTCTTTAACTTCATCGGAAGTATCTTCAACAGTTAATTGAGAAGCATCTGACTGGAATGCTGTAAAGTCGATTTGATCTAAATCAACTATATCTCCTAAATCTGAGTATCCATCGAATGTTAGAGGAACACCTTCTTCTTCTCCTGCATAGAAAGTTACTGTAGTGTCGGTCTCTAGTAATTCATCTAAATCTCTTTTTACTCTAGCTTCAATTCCTGATATACAGTCTGCTGCATTATCAGCAATTCTAGTCATATTAAATGAATTTAAGTATAACTTAATTGACTTTGATTCTACGTGAAACTCACTATCAGAAGGACATACAATTTTTAACATCCCTGCTACCGGTTGCCCTTTAGTTGTAATCGCTGATACTTCGTAACAATTCCAAGTATCTACCCCAACAAAGCTATCCGATGTTAACCCGTAACCTTCTCTGTTTAAGTATCTCGGTACTTTAACTAAAAGTTCTGGTGAGTAGGTATCTTTGTACCCATCACCGCCAACTTTTCCTAAATGCTTAGACGCTATGTCTACTACTTCTTGATAATTTTTAACTTCTGCCATAATTTTTAACCTTTAAATAATTGTTTTTTGCCACCTTCGTATTCATAAGCGTGACCGTTTTCTATTAATAGTTTATTTAAAGAGGTTTCTTCTCCGTCGATATTTACGAAAATTTCTGCAAGCACTCGACCATACTTACCTTTACCATATGATTGAATAACAAATTTACCATCATTCAATTCTAAATGCTTTTTAGTAAATTCAGAAGCTGCTATACCTTTCTTTTTTTCTTCTAAATCTCTAGTTCTTTTTTCCCAGGTATCAACACCTTTGAATCTTAATCTAGCTTTTACCCATGTTGAAAATCCTAAATCGATCATAACATCGGCTGTATCGCCATCTACTACTCTTAATAGTTTTGCTCCGTATTTGTACATATTTTAATTTTAAATTGTATTCTTAAAAAAGTGAATAGTCCAAGCTATCAGACCGTTCAATTGTAATGCTACTAAGTTCCACTGTCTTCTCGAAACTACTTGAACTAGTACGCATATAAACCCTATAATAAATAATACTGGTTCTACAGTCCATTGTCCTGCAATTAAAAATCCAGTACCCATATATCCTACCCTAGATGCTAGTCTTTCAGTAGGAGTTAATCTCCTATCTCTGACCATAGCTCTTAATAAACTATTTGTCCAGGTACGTTCACATGACTTACAGGTTTTTTTCCTACTCCCGTCTGCTAATTTTTTATACCTAAAATCAGGTTTTTTATATTTACAAACGTTACACTTTTTCATCTCTTATATCGATTTTCATCGATTATAGCTCTTGCTTGTTTTAGTCTAGAATAAGAATATTTTCTAAATTCTGACATACCTTTCATTTTAGGTAGTTTTAGATCTTGTTCACCCCAATTAGTTAATATGACTTCTTCTAGTCTATTAGCTTTATCTTTGGTAAGCATAGCACTTGTCATAATTTTAATATCATCAAAATATTCGTACATAGTTGTTTCTACCCATTCTTTTTCTTTTCCTTGTTTGAATATGGAATGATTAGCTAGTAACCTATCGTATGCTTCCATATAGTCAGTAACTCCTACTTTCAAAAACTTCTCTTCATCTCTAGTGAATAAGAATACGTATACTTTACGTGCCCAATCTGGAACTTTTTGCCATAATTCAGTGCTAGGATTTCTTTTATCTAATAACGTATTGTCTAATATATCAGCCATTTTTACTTTTAAAATATTTAACTAAATAACTCGCAGTCTTATAATTTGTAGCTAACGGTATATTGTGAACATCACAAAGTCTCATTAGCATAGAAATATCAACATCGTGAGGATGTTTGTCTAAAGGATCTCTAAGGAATATAACTAGGTTTATTTTACCTTCAGTTACCTGAGCTGCTATCTGTGCATCTCCACCTAATGGTCCTGATTGTACAGTTTCTACATTTGAAATACCTGCATGCTTTACATGCTTACCTGTAGTTCCTGTTGTTACTATTGTAATATCATCTCTATTAAAAAATGGAAGTCTTTTAGAAACAAAAGCTACCATCTCTGCTTTTTTATTATCGTGAGCTATTAATGCTATTTTCATTTTATAAATTCCATTATCTGTTCTACTCTTTGCATAGGAGAACCAGTTACAGTAAGATAAGGTTGACGTACTCCTTCTAGTACTGCTTTAAACTCATTATCTACTTCTTTTCTCCACTCCTCATTAACACTTCTTACTCCATCATCTATCGAATCAAATTCAATAGGAAAGTATACATAATGAGTATATTCATTCTTAACTCTATTCCAAGTATCTTCAATATAGTTGTAAGTACTAACATTTATATTCTTCATAAACTTAGAATA